CTCGTCGCGGCCGCATGTCGTCGCAGTCGGCACCGCAGTACCTTTTAAGGTACTGCGGCAAGCGCAAACCCCGAGGGGAACCGGGAGCAGCATAAACCAAAGGTTTATGCTGGGTGGACAGTGAGCAGCACAACCCCACATCTCAGTAACTTGTTACTGAGATGTGGGGTTGTGCTGGTGTAGGGGTAGTGGAGAATAGCGGTGGGGAGGGGGATACAGGGGGTGGGGTATATAATAAACGACTTTGCCGAAGGCAAAGTCTATCCTGGGTACAAACATAGGCGGCGGGCCGGGCCGATCCGGCGACGCCAACGGCGGGGAGGGGATACAGGGGTGGGGTTCTCATAATGGATTTCCCGTAGGGAAATCCTATCCTGGAGTACATACATCACGCGATAGTGGCAGCTGGTCACCGGACCAACTCCACCCGGTCCGCTCCACCGGGACCGCTTCCACCGGGTCCGACTCCACCCGGTCCGACTCCACCCGGTCCGCTTCCACCCGGTCCGCTTCGCCGGGATCATCTCCAGCGGGTCCGACTCCACCGGGACCGCTTCCACCGGGTCCGACTCCACCCGGTCCGCTTCCACCCGGTCCGCTTCCACCGGGTCCGCTTCGCCTGGATCATCTCCACCGGGTCCGCTTCGCCGGGATCGTCTCCAGCGGGTCCGCCTTCACCGGTCCGACTCCACCGGGTCCGCTTCGCCTGGATCATCTCCACCGGGTCCGCTTCGCCGGGATCGTCTCCAGCGGGTCCGCCTTCACCGGTCCGCTTCGCCGCGTCGGGGGCGTTGTCGTCTGAATCATTTTCACCGGTCCGCTTCGCCGGTCCACCTTCACCGGGACCGCTTCCACCGGGTCCGCTTCGCCGGGATCGTCTCCAGCTGAAAAAAATTTTTGAGCGGGTGAGGGTCCAGGTGCAGCGGCGGGGCGGATTCGCCTTCACATATATCACGCGCGCGGTGGGCCGGTCCGTGTTTGCCGGTCGTTGGATTTAACCATTTCTTAACTTGACAAAGGGTGTCACCCCATGTTATTCTGTCAGCGTCGACAGGGTAACACCCCAACGGCAAGCACCTTGAAAACTGAACAGACCGAACGGCAACCACCCCGAGGAAAAGCGATTGGAACGCATTGAAAGCCAACACAGCCGGACCGATGAGAATTAGACCGGCTGGAGATACTCAGCGGAAAACGTCGCGCAATGTGTAGGGAAGGGAACCGTCACCGGTCACCACTCCAATAGCATTTCACATTATCGGCCGTCACATTTGGCCGCGTCGTCACGGCGACGTTAAACAGACTCTAAGCCGTGAGCGTCGGCAGGGTTCAACCTCAAGCCCTGCCGGGCAGGATCACCAACACCACACACATTTTGAGGAGGTTCACACCATGGAGAAAAACATCATTGCCCCGAATTACATCACCGTTGCCGACGTCGAGATGCCCTGTGAATACAGGGTGAGCAGCACCGGCCGGTCGATCACCTGCCGCTACACCCTGGACGGGGTGACCTTCCGGGTCGTCTTTACCGGTGAGTGCGGCGACATTTTCGCCGCTGCCCTGCGAGCTGCCAAGCGCGGTGATACCGTCGAGGTCGACGGGGGCGACCTGATGACCGTTCTCGGGACTGCTACCGAGTGCAAGTCCAAGGTAGAACGGGCCGCCGATCCTGACAAGCAGGCGCACGGACCGGTCCCCGAGAAATGGTTCATCGGTCAGACCTTCACCGGCAAGGGCTGGAAAATCAGCTTTGACGGGGATGCAGGAAAGACGCGGGTCATATTCCAGCGCAAGCCGTCCAGCGCCGTGCTGGAGGCCGTGAAGGCGGCCGGGTTCTATTGGTCCCCGTCCATGAAATCATGGAATAAGGGCTTGAATTTCCGGGCCTTCCGGGCTGCTGAAAAGCTGCGTATCACCCTTGCAGGGCTGACCGCCTGACACCTTCCGCCTGATGATGACCGGGACGGCTTCCCGGTCGAAACGCCGCAAGCGTCGCGGATAGCCAACACCACAACGCTATGAATTCATTTGAGGAGGTTACAACCATGAAAAAGAATTATTTCGAGAACCTGCGGACCCTGGCCGACATCAAGGCCGAATACAAGCGCCTGGCCAAGCTGAATCACCCCGATGTCGGCGGCGACACCGCCACGATGCAGGAGATCAACGCTCAATATGAGCAGGCGATCGAGTGGATCAAGAAGCATGGCGAAGGCCACGACCGGCAGGACGCCGCTAAGGAAGTCCCCAAGGAATACATGAACGCCGTCATGGCGGTCGTGAATCTCAAGGGGCTGGACGTCGAGCTGGTGGGGTCGTGGATTTGGGTCACCGGCAACACCCGCATGCACAAGGAAGCCTTGAAGGCTGCCGGTTACCGGTGGGCTTCAAAGAAATTCGCGTGGTACTGGCGGCCTGAATACGCTGCCGTGTCAAGAGGTTCCAAGATGTCCCTGGACGAGATCAAAGACAAGTACGGCTGCCAACGGCTGACCGGCGCGGGCTTCGCCCGGCGCGGGGTCCTGACCGCCTGAAAACCCTTCCGCCTGATGATGACCGGGACGGCTCCCCGGTCGAAACGATCCCCGCCGCGGGGATCGTCGCGGATAGCCAACACCACAACGCCGCAACAACATTTGAGGAGGTACAAAACCATGTTGAGAGTCGAGAATCTGACCGAGCACCTGGTCACTGGAATGTTCACCATCACCGCCCGCTATGACATGAAGAATGAGTATACCGGGAAATATGAGTTTACCGAGGACGCCGACATGACGGTTAACATGTTCGAGCATGATTATATGGGATGGATGATTACTTACATGACCATTGAAAACGGAAAATTGGTCGTCGGACTGATTCCGCCGCAATGATTCCGCCTGATGATGACCGGGGCGGCTCCCGGGTCGAAACGATCCCTTGCCGGGATCGTCGCGGATAGCCAACACCACGACGCCGCAACAACATTTGAGGAGGTACACAATCATGATGAAGTTGGTTGAAAAGATCGGGAATCTGAACATCTGGCGCGAGGATCACACGTCATTCATGGATGAGCTTTACAGGGATGGCGCGTCGTTCACCCTCATGGCCTACAACGGCGCGGATCAAGTCGCCCGTGAAACCTATTACACCAACAGTTACGCCCGCGACGACAGAGCTGCCGAGAGAAAAGCGGTCGAACGCCTCATGAGCAGTTCATTCGACACCTACACGCTGGAGGCAATCCGGGCGGGGCTGCCGAAGCTGACCATTGAGCACGATGGGCGGTTAATCTCCGGCAGGATCGCCGGGTTCGATACCGTGGATTATTTCAAGAGGATCGACGATACAAGGTTCTTTAAGCACTTCACGCACAGGCCGATGATGTAACGGCCTGGCACCCTTCCGCCCGATGATGACCGGGACGGCTCCCCGGTCGAAACGATCCCCGGCGTGGGGGATCGTCGCGGATAGCCGACACCACAACGCCGCAACAACATTTGAGGAGGTACACACCATGAATAAGAAAACCCGATCCGGCAGCGCGAATTACAAGCGCCTCAAGCCCTTCCTGCTGGCCGTGGACGCCAACGGGGGACACTTCAAGTTTACGAGCGGCGGTTATATGCCGTTGAGCATCGAAAACCTGGAGTATACCGACTATGACGGTCACCCGGTCTATGGAATGATGCACTATTACATCCAGAACGGTGACCTGATGCGGGACCCTGATATGACGTTCAGCGTCAACGACGAGGCCGGGACGGTTTGCCCGCTGACCTATCAGCTTGACAGCATGGGGGTATATCAAGAGGTTTTCAGAAGGGGCGACGATGGACGCATACTCTACGCGCCGCGCATGTTGACCGACCTTGACGCCTTCCTGATGACGTGGAGCAAGAACATCATTGAACAGGGGTTCAAGCCCGAGCAGGCCTTCCAGATCGCGCCGGTCTAAATTCTTCCGCCTGATGATGCCGGGGGCGGCTCCCCCGGCGAAACCCCGCAGGGGGTCGCGGATAGCCACAACAGAGCGCCCCGAAGGGGCTGAGGACGTGGAAACCGAAGGTATTCCCGCCCGAAACCCGCGCTTGCCGCAAGGCAGTAGCGCGGGGCGAAACGCCGCAGGAGCATTTTACATTTTGCAGGGTTGACAGGGTGACACCCTTTTGATATAATAATCATACAGGGTAACACCCCAACACAAGCCAACACCACATGAACGGAGGTAAACACCATGAGTAATGAGAAGATCGTCGAGAAGATCAAGAAGCTATTAGCCCTCGCCACCAGTGACAACCCCGGCGAGGCCGAGAACGCGCTGCTGATGGCGCGAAAGCTGATGGCACGTCACAAGCTGACCGAGAAGGACCTGGGCGGCAGCGTCAAGGTCGAAGTGCGGCAGGTGGTCTATGAGGCGCACACATTCAGCGGGCGTAAAAACTGCTGGCTGACCGACGTTGCGCAGGTGATCGCGGAGAACCACGGCTGCGGATTCTGCCTGTACGGTGCCGAAGGCAGCACCGTCTACCGCGTGAAGTTCATCGGCCTGGGCGACGACGCCGATGTGGCATTACAGCTCCTTGATTACGCCGTGGAGCACATCAAGCACAGCGCGAAGGAATACCGCAAGAGCATCCCGGATTATTGGGGAACGCACAACAAGAACGATTGGACGCGGGCCTATGAAACCAATTACGCCAAGGGGTTTTCGGAAGGTCTGGCGGCCAAGTACAGCGAGCAGAACCAGAGCGAGGACAGCGAGGTCATGGCCCTTGTCGCGCTGCAACCCGTGGAGGTCAAGATGTTCATGCAGGGGCTTCGGTCGAGCCGGTTCCGCGTGCGAAGCGAGAACGGCGACGCCGCCGCCCGGCAAAAGGGGTATCGCGCCGGGTACAGCTTCAACCCCACGAAGCAAGTCACCGCATAGCATTCCGCCTGATGAGAGCTGGACGGTAACCAGCCGAAACCCCGCAAGGGGTCGCGGATAGCCAACACCACGCCGCAGGACCATTTGAGGAGGTAAACAGCATGTCGCATTACACGATGAATCTAATAAGCGATGACGAAGCCAACACCGCATATGCAAAGGGCGTGCGGGAGGCGCAGAGACTCCGCGAGCGTGCCAAGGCCGTGCGCAGGATCGCCGACGCCGTGGACGGGGCCTACATCACCAAGCGGCTTGACGCCAAGCTCCACGAGCTGTTCCCGGACGCAAGCTACATCGGCGTCGGCAAGGACAGGTTCTCGAACCGCAAGGAGGTCCATTTCCACCCATGCCGCAACACGAGCTATGAGGATACCTGGTATATCAATCTCCACGGGGAGGATGGGAACCGGGTTGACGGCGAGGCGATGCGGAAGGACACCGACCAGAACGACGCGGAAGCCGCCCGGATGGAGGATGAGCTGACGCGCCTGTATACCATCATCTGCCAGTACAACGCCCTGGCGAGGGCCTACGCGGGCATATATGACAGCCTCCGCGCATTCCACGGCGAAATCCCCGGCGCGGATTGGTGCCTACGCCATCAGCGCTGACGCCACGGGATCATTTCAGACCGACAACCCGCCCCGGAGGTCACGAGGGCAGAAAGGAACGATCATGATTCGCTGCATGAAAGAATACCGAATTGACTTCGATACCAAGGTGGGCGGTTTCAGATCCCATACATGGTATGTCCGGGCCTTCGATAGGGAAGGGGCGCTGGATGAGTTCTGGAGAGAGCGAGAGGAGGATGGCTTGACCGCGCACCCCTTCCACATCAGGGTGAAGTGCATGGGAGTCCCCGAACGAGACTAAAGCGATGCCCGCCCCGGAGGTCACGAGGGCAGACTGGAGGACGCATGAGGTTGAATTATTACCGCTTCCCCGACGAGGCAGCGCTGGAGGTCCTGAAAACGCACGGATGCACGCCGGACGACAACGTGCTCGGCGGGATCAGCGTCACGGATGCCAAGAAGCTGCTCAAGCAGCATGGCGGGAGCGCCTGGACGGAGCACATTGACCGCGACGGCGGATGCTTCGAGGTCACGGAGATCAGGCTGAATGGCAACAACAGCCGCTTCAAGTACAACCACCATCTTTGAGGAGGAATGATCGATGAATAAGGCACGCAGGAACCGCATCGCGGAAGTGCAAAACCAGTTGGAAGCCCTGAAACAGGATATTGATTCGATCCTGGAGGAGGAGCAGGAGCCCTCGACAACATGCCCGAGAGCTTGCAGGAGAGTGAGCGCGGGCAGGCCATGCAGGAGGCCATCGACGCGCTGGAAAGCGCTATTGGGTCCTTCGAGGAGCTGGACGAGTATCTGGCCGACGCACAGGAGCATTAGACCGACGCGCCTGCCCGCGGGCATTGTACGCGGGCATGGAGGATTATTGTGCAAAAGACAGTGGAGGAATTGAGGTTAGATCGAGCAATTCAGCATATCCGCGAGAACCGGGCCGCCAATCTTGAGCGATTCTCGGAGACGGTCATAGAAGTGCCGGAGGCGGAGCGCTGGAAATACGCGATCCCCGCCAACTATACCAACTACCAGGACGGCTTTCTGGATCAGGACGGACCGTTTTACAGAGGGCGCCCGATGCTGGAGTACAAGGGCGAGATATTATACTACTGGCTGTCGATTCCATGGTCGTACCTGGATGAGAGCGAGGACGAGAAGCTGCTGCTTTTTGATCGTCATGGACGACGGTATACATTCATCGTCCGCAAGGCCGCCGAACCGCTGAGAGAAAATCCGAGCTATTGGGAGTTTATAAAGAGCGTGAAGAGATACACGCCTTCATTGAGGGCGAAATTGGAGAAGCATGAATGAATGGACCGCCCGCCCGCGGGCATTGTACGCGGGGAGGGAGGTATATCCGATGTCGCTATTCGAGTTTCTGGAACGCCTGGAGGTCGATCCCTTCGATCCGGCGCTCTATGCGCTGTTCGGGGTAGAAGCCCCGGAGGACAGTGAGGACGAGACGGAAGAGTGATCCCGTCCACAGCCAACACCACATCACAATGAACATGAGGAGGTTGTTATGTCTATTCTGGTTTTCTCCGTCGCATTCGCGGCGATCCTGAGCATTGAGGAAGCCGTGGAGCGCTGGAAGGTCAATCATACAAGAGTGAAAATCTATCGCGCCCGCCCGCGTCGGTTCGATTGACTTTGGGGTGTGCCCCTGATATAATGGGGTGGAGGAGTGATGCTTATGGGTTCGTGGACCTATGACAAGGAGAACACGCGGCAGGTTCGATGCAAATTCAATCGCAGGACCGACGCGGACATCATCGAGAAGCTGGAGACCATCGAGAACATTCAAGCGTATATCAAGGGACTTATTCGCGCGGACATCGCACGAGACAGCATGACAAACAAGCAGGACCATTGAGCAGGAAGGCCGATCCCGGGAAAGGGGGTCGGCCTTTTTTACGTTGTAAATCAATAATCCCGCCCGCGCGTTGTCAATGATATAGATTTTTATATATTAATATATATCATTGCAATCAGATTGCAATCCGTTTCAAACTAATCCTGAAACTAATCTCAAACTTGTACGGCGTGTAAGTTTGCGGTGAGTCATGTTAAGTGCGTGCGATTTGATAGGGACATAGATGTCCTTATCACTTAACAGTACCTCAAAGGTCGCAGGCGTCGCCGCCGCAGGGCTTTTCAGGCCCGCCGTTGATGCGCTTGATATGGGTGTTCCAGGTGTTCACGACAGCCTCCAGACCGGCTTTGCGGGCGTTCTCGGTGGCGGTTGCCATCTTCCCGTGCTGGTAGGCCATAAGCTGCTCCAGGAGGCGTTCCCGCAGCGCCATGTAGGTGACGACCATCTTCCGCAAAGCGGTTATATCAGGATCGTCGCGCTTGTACGGGCGCGGGTTGATATATTTCAGGTTGTCCACGGCCATACCGGAGACGGTTTGCAGCATCGCGGAGAGGATCAGGACATCTTCCTCGTCGAGTTTGAAAATCATAGACTTTTGCCCCCTTTAGTTTGACGTTTGGAAAGAGTGTTAAACTAAGAATCAGGATTACGTTTCCTATTTATTGCCCTTGATTTTTGCACATGGATTCGACTTTAGCGGACAAATCCTTAAAACGTCAATGTAACAGGCGTCAAAAGGACAAAAACCATTTTCAGGAGATGCGCACGCGCGATATAATCATAGAGAATTACCCCCCCCCACACAAAATCTATGCCGTGGACTTCGTTGCCCCAAACATCCCAGCCTTCGTGTTCCTGGCGGGCAAACAATTCAATTCTCGGACCATAGCTGACGCGCTCGATCATCTGGCGCATGGTCTCCGGCTTTTCACTGTGTGCCTTTTTAGCCTCTGTGAAGCCGGTTACGCCCTGCTGACGCTTGCCTTCTTCGGACAGTTTGTACGGCAGCTTCATCCTCGTGCGTGCAAATATGCAGTGCTCCGTCAGACCACGGAAATACTGACCGAGACCTTGCCTGTCCTTCATCCAGGTTATAATCGTGACATATTGAAACCCCCATGCCTTGACGACTTCCAGAGCGTCAGGCAGAAAATTGTTCGTCGTCCAAAGATAAAGGTGGCAGCCTTCCGGGTCTGCCAGTTCTTTTACGGGCAGGGCTTTAATTGCCTCCGTTTTCATAAGAGGATAGTGACGGTCAGCGCCACGCTGTATTTTCCCACCGCCATGCTCCATCCATGGAGGGTCTGCATATATCGTCTTGTACTTCATTGTCTATGATTCCTCACAGTTTCTTCGGTCTCCACCCATTGACAAGTCGCGCCGATCATCTCTGCGTAGTGCTTTGCAAATGTGGCGCTTTCAATGGGCAGAGCATCCCGGATGTGTTCAGACCATATCCCGGTGTAGAACCGTGACAGATCGCCCTTTCGGTCAAATTCCTCGATGGCGCTGGGGATATACCCCGCCAGATACACGCCGTCTTTTTTCAGGATAAACACTATTCTGCCTCCCTTATGCCATCGACGGCATTTTGTCGATGGTCTCGTCAATGGCCTGCTGATCCAGACCGAGATAGTGGATCGTGGCCTCCTGGCTGGAGTGGTTCAGGACCTTTTGCAGCTTGGCGAGGTCGCCGCACTCCTGGTAAAAGAACCATGCAAAGGTCTTGCGCATGGTGTGACAGCCCACATGGTCCTCGAAGCCCGCCTCGGCGGCAATCTCCTTGATGATGGCATAGCAGCGCTGGCGGCTGATGGGCTTTTGCCTGCCGTCCTTGCGGCCCCGCTGGCGGCTGGTCAGCACATAATCGTCATCGCGCATGCCCTTCAAGGCCCTGTCTATGGCCGTCTGGACCGCCGTTTGCAGCTTGATATTGGACTGTTTGTCGGTCTTTTCAGCGATCACGCGCACGCGCTCCCGGCCTCGCACATCCTTCACGCGCAGGGTGCAAAGGTCACCGACGCGCAGCGCCGTGTTGAAGCCCAGCAGCAGAAGGAGATACCAGGAGACGCCCCCGCGCTTCCTGCCTGCGTCGTGCTTCTTGGCGATGGAGAGCCACTTGTTGACCATGCGCAAGTCCTTGATGGGCATGGTGGTGTGGGTGCCGGTCAGCCGGGCGGCGCGCTGGCGTCGGCGCTCGTCCTGCTGCCGTTCGGCCTGCTCCCGCTGAATAGTAGCCGTGAGGGCGCTGCCGTCCCTCGGTCGATAGTTCGTCACATGGTAAACCCCCTTAAAACGTCTATGTAATCAGGGCAAAAAGAGAGGGCGAGCGCCCGCGGCATATCCGCGAGCGCCCGCGATTTTCCTATTCGACTTCCTCCTCGGGGACCTCGGAGAGGACTTCATTCGCGCCTTCCGGCGCAACGTCGGAATCCCCGTGGGATTCCGAGTTCTGGCCTTCGGTCAGAACCGCGGACGGCTGAATCGTAGATTCAGACGCCGCGCTTTCTATGGGCGGTTCATCGCTCCTGCGTCCGCCCCGTTCGATGGCGTCCATGTAGTCCTCGCGGGAGACGCAGCCAGTGGCGTCGATCCCGTTTGCCGCGCAGAAGTCCCGGAGCAGTTCAAGGGGCCACTTGGTGATTTCCAGACTGATGCCCGGTTCGTCTTTCGTCTCGTCCAGCTCGGCAGTAGTCACGCCCAGGCCGTCCGCAAACTGGAACATCAGCCGGTCATTCATCTGTTTCACGGCGGCCTCAATGTAGTCCGTGTCCACGTCATAGCCCATAGAGCGCAGTCGCGACTGGACGAAGTTCATCTTTTCCTTGCCCATCTTCACGCCGAAGGTGCCCTCGGCAGCGTCGACGAATCGCACTATGAGATTCCAGAGTACGGTCTGCTGATCCTTGCTTGCACGCGCGTCCAGCCAGCGCCGCAGGGGCGGCACCACATGCTTTGCCACGACGGCGAGCAGGATTTCAAAGGCCAGGGCAATCAGGGCCACGATAGGCCGCGAAAGGTCCATGCCCTGAAAGGGCATGGAGTTTCCGGCGTAGCCGGTAACCGCGGACGGCTGAATCAAAGATTCAGATGCCGCGCCGGTGTCGATCTTGTAGACGATCCCGGACTGTGCCTCGGCGATGGCCGGTCCGCAGGCGGTCAGGGTGACGACCAGCAGGAAGGCAAGCAGGAGATACAAGAGTTTCTTCATGTTGGGGGCTCCTTTCTCGATTTGAATTATGAACATTTTCGTGACGCCACGAAAATGATAGCTATTCTACGCCCAGCTTCGCCAGAGCAAAGCCCACGATGGCGGAGATGATGGCGGCGACGATTGCGTCCCAGCGTTTCGCCGGTTTCTGCTTGATCTCGTCCACGTCACTCTTCACGCCGTCCACCTTCTTGTCCGTGGATTGCAGGGCCATACCCTGCTTTTCGAGCGCCACGGCAAGGCGCTGGACGGTCTCGGTGAGTTCCTTGATCTCCGCCTGTTGCTTGAACAGGGTCTTGATCTGCTCCTCCATGCGGGCCTGCGCTTCGACGATCTGGCTGAATCGTTCCTCGTTCATGTACATCACCTACCGTTGCGTATTTATGCCGTTCGGAAGAAGCACCAGAAATCCTTGCGCTGTTTCACAAAGTCGGTCAGGAGCTGCTTGGTACGCTCGGCACGCTTGCTGGTGGGGGAGGAAGGATCGTTGCAGTAGATATACTTGTCGTCATACTTCCACGCGCAGATATAATGGCCGCCGTTGGTCCAGTAGCCGGGGCCCATCCGGCAGACCACATAACCGCCCGCGTCCAGACATGCCTTGACGGTCTCAAGACTCTTGGTCCCGATCATCTTCGGGAAGTTGTACTCCGCCTGGATGTGGGAGAAGAAGGAAACCGCCGTGCCGGAGGACGTGGTGCGGTCACCCCACTTCATGGCGAGCTGGGCCAGCGTCCAGGGCGTCACAGACCGATCCTTGACATAGGCCACGATGTCAGCCATCGCGGTAGGTCCGCAACCACTGTTGGACATGGTTTGGCTCTTGCTGCCGTGGTTGGAGTACATCTTCTTGCCCCATCTGGGATCGTGCTGCTTGAAATTCTCGGGCTTGTTGAACACGCCCTTGGTGATGATGCCCGGGGCGTCCTCGTGCTTCTTAACCTCGCCCAGAAGCAGCGCCGCCCAGGTTTTCGGGCCGCAAATGCCGTCCGCGTCCAGCCCCTTGGCGGTCTGATAGGCGACCACGGCGGCCTTGGTGCGCTTGCCGAAAACAGCATCGGCGGTCAGTGCGGAATCAATCAGGAGTTGCAACGCCAGGGTGTAATGGCTGATACGCTGCATGGCCGTGGAGCAGGTGGCCGTATCCTTGGCGATGGCCGCCCAGGTTTTCGGGCCGATTTCCCCGTCAGAGGTCAAGCCGTGATCCCGCTGCCATATGCACATGAAGGCGACGAAGTCCGCGTCAAACGTGTCGTGCAGGACCACAAAGGCCTCGGGCTCCTCCACCTTCACCTTCACTTCCAGATACTCGGTGAGCAGCTTGGCTACGACAACCTCCTTGCAGGCGTCGCCGTGCTTAATCGTCCGCAACATCGTCCGGCACCTCCAATCTCACAATTTCTCCGTTCTTGTCCCGGAGAAAGACGCAATCCTCGGTCAGCTCGTCGTCCATGGATTCGTCCTCGATCATGTTCAGCCTCTCGTCATCCATAGAATCCTCCTCCCCTCTCATAGTAATATGGTTTCCCCCAGGCCGCACCAGGCGTCATAGTTCGCGCGGATGTGCCCCTCCAGATCGCCGCCGAATCGAGGATCGTTCGGGTCAATGCCGCGCACGGCCAGCACGGAGATGTCGTAATCCGTGCCGCCGTTCGGGATGGTCGCCGGGTGCAGCACGGGACGCAGATACACATCCACTGTGCCATCGTCGTGTTCGGTTATGCTGTAGAAACGCTTCATGGTCATTCGGCCCTTTGCAGGAAGATATTTTCTTCGATCCACCGGCGCAGGTTATAGGCGTTGCAATGCTGGGTCATGCCGTGGTAGCAGATGATTGAATCCACGGCGCTGTCAAAGGAAATCGCGCCCTCCGAATAGAGGCGCGACACATGCTTGAGACTCCGCTTGATATGCTTCACGGTCTTTTTGCGCAGGCGCAGGCCGTGAGGGGATACCATGCAGCCGACAAACTCCATGGGATGATCCGCGCGGATGATGCGGGCTTTGCGGCTCATGTCAAGGCGCAGCTCGTCGCGGAGGAAGCCGGTCATGGCTCCGAATGCACGGCGGGCCTCATCCAGCCCCTTGATGATGGCGCAGAAGTCGTCCATGTAGCGGATATAGAAATGCAGCTTGAGAACGTGCTTGCAATACTGATCCAGACGGTCAAGATAGATGTTCGCGGTCTCTTGGGATGTAAGGTTGCCTATCGGTTGCCCGACACTGTACAGCCGTTGATCTCGCGGACAGTCATCAATCCCCATGCCCTCCGGCAGCCCGAAGGGCACGTCCGGGTTATTGACGATCACGTCCATCAGCCACATAAACCAATCCTCGTCGCAGATGTTGCGGTAGCAATCCATGACGATCTCATGATCCACGCGGTAAAAATACTTGGAGACGTCGCCCTTGATGATCCAGTAATCCTTGGCGTCAGGCTTTCGGGAGACGACGCGCAGCCAGTTCAGCATGCACTCCGCCGCTGCCAGCGTGCCCTTCTCGCGCCTGCATCCGTAGCTGTGCGTGATAAAGCGCTTGTCCACATAGGGGTCTATCTGGCGATAGATGGCCCACTGGACGATCCTGTCGCGGAATCTGAGCGCCATGACCAGGCGTGGCTTCGGGTATCTGACGTAAAACTCACGGTACGGACCCACGCTGTAGGTTCCGTCCAGCAGCTCCCTTTGGAGCTGATACAGGTTTTCCTCCAGATTGAAGGCGAACAGCAGCACTTCGGCGCGATCCGCCTTTCCCTTTGCCGCAGCCACATAGGCTTCATAGAGGTTATCGAAGGAGCAGATGCGCTCTTTAAGATTGTGCAGCTTCTCCAAAGGTGTCACCTGCTCCGCATGATGATGTGGTGTGCCGTGTGTGGCGTCTCCGCTTTGGTCGTCCATTCCCGCACGCGCTGCAATGGGAACGGCTTCCATACGCCCCTCCGGGCGCTACACGGCGATGCCGGGAAACCCCAAACGTTCCCGGCTTATTGTTCGCGGCATGGGTCATGCCGCTGGAAACGCACCCCTCCCGTCCGAATGCCGCTGGCCGTTCGGAACGTGCCAGACTTTAGCTGTGTCCGGGAGCGAGGCCGAGCACCATAGTTCACGTTGGCGTTGGAGCGCGGGTTATTGCAATTCAAGTAGCCCACACCCGCGTTGGACGTATTGTTGTAGTTGCCCCCACGGCGGGCGACGCGCTCACAGAGACGACGCCATAGAGCAAAAGGCCAATTCACGGCGCGTTCCCAAAGGAGGCCATGCCTAACCGGCAGAACCGTCCTTATCCTTGGATAGAGATGCCTTCCAGCCGCCGATGAGCTTGCCCGCCTCGATGGAGAGGCAGGCCCACTTTTCATAGCCGCCAGGCTGTAAGAGGGTTTTCTTGTGGCCCGCCCTGTCCGTGTACGATTTGCGACGTGCGCCGCGTATCGCAAGGCGGAGCTGGTGGTTCTTGATGTCCAGATCGCGGAGGGTGGTCTTGTTGAAATACTTCAAGTGACCGGCGACGCAAAGCTCCTCCATCTCGTGGAGCAGGTTGAAAATGCGTTCGCCCCGGCTGTATCGGAATACGGCGGGCCAGTTCGGGATGATGTCATAGGCAAGGTCGATCATTTCCTCGACCTTTTTCAGACAATACTGGCCTTCCAGTTCATTTTCGATCTGCTGGGAATACTCCGTTTCGGGCATCGTCGGGCCTCCTCGGTGTGGTCGGCGGGGTCTTTCGCGCGCGCGTATATGTAGGCATGGTACATCGCGCACGCGCGATATATAGAAGGAAGGCGTTCGCGCTGCCATCCTCACGGATGGCAGGAAAAGGCGTTGGGGGGCGTGCCCTATCGGGCAGCCCCCAGGGGTTCAGTGTTCAGTCGTCAGGCCGTCTGGCGGGAGCGAGGCCGAGCACCATAGTACACGTAGGCGGCGGAGCGCGGGTTACTGCAAAACAAGTAGCCCACACCCGCGTAGGACGTAAGGTAGTAGTTGCCCCCACGGCGGGCGACGCGCTCCTCCGCGGTCATCTGAACGTAGAAATAGCCGTCAACCTTGGTGCCCGGAAGCGGGGCAAGGCCCAGCTCGTAGAGGATGGTGGGCACATAGGGCAGATTGGCCGTGTTGACGGCGATGTCCTTGAAGTTGGTGCCGCGATATTCGTTGTCGAAATTCGGGGCGACCGTGTCCAGCGTGATCTTGTTGTTGAGCCAGTTGTAATGCACGGTGCCCGCCGTGCCGGGGGCCACCAGGTCATATCCGTTATCGTTGGCGTGGGGCTTGATGGCCTTCCACGCGGAGGACGTGGCGGAGAGGTCGGCGGCAGGGTTGGCGGCGTTGTTGTCCGGGATGATCTGGATTTCGCAGTTCACCAGGCGGAAGCCGTAGACCTGCTCGAAGGCATTGCCCTGGATGTCGGCCTCGAGGGCGGGATCGTCCAGCATGTTCCAGTCGATGGGGCCGGAGCCGGTCAGGGTGTTGTAGCCGTGGAAGTGGTTGTCGCTGGCCGCCTGGGCGACGACGGGCGTACCGCCCACCTGCTTGCCCTTCTGCCAGTAGCCGGGCGCGTCGGTGGGGAGCAGGTCGGCGGAGGTGGTATGCGCCACGAGGCAGGTGTATTCCCAGCCCCGGAAGATGCGCTTGTCGCCCGCATTGACCTCCTTGGACAGCTCAAACTTCGTGCCGACGCGATAGTCCGCGCCGTAGTTGTTGTTGCCGTGGGAGGTAAAGCCCGCCTTGTGCGCCATCAGCACCAGCAGGCCGTGGTCGGCGATGGTCATGCCGGTCACGTTGCCGCCGAAGGCTTTCATCTTGGTCAGGAAGGTGTCATAGTTCATGCTCACCCTGGGCGGCATGTTGGGCAGGCTGTACTGAGTGCCGTTGGACGTCAGCTCGGACGCCATGTACTTGCCGATCAGGATAGCCGGGTCGGTGACGTTGTTGACGATGAACGCCGGGTGGACATGATCCGGCAGGCTGGCGTCAAACTCCTTGGAGTTCTGCTTGGGGTGCCGGACAAAGATGGACGGCCTGCCGTCCGCGTCGTACAGGACGACGTTGCTGTAGGTATCACAGAGATATTTCAGGGCGGAATCGGCCATCGTTACTCACCCTCGCTTTCGTCGGCGGGCGGGTTGGCCATAGCCATCAGCTCATTGTACTGGTCGGTGGTGAGCTGGTCGTTCATGTAGAAAGCGTTCAACTTCTCGATGTAGCCGTCACGCTTCTCATCCAGGGTGCCGTCCTTGGTCGCCGCTTCGATCATGCGCTTCATCAGCTTGTAGACCATTGATTATCCCTCCAATTCTCTCATAGTTTCTTTGAACATCAGATCGGCAATGAGCTCGTCCTGCTCGACCTGCTGCTCATGCATCGCGCGATAAGGGGCAAGGCCCTCCTCGCGGGTTCTCCTGGCTTCCTCCTCCCACTCGGCTTCCTGTTCGTCGGTGGGCTCAAGCACAGGCTCGGACGTCACGTTGACGTCCTCCGGGGAAACCAGCTTCACGCTGCGCTTTGCCATGATTCGCGCTCCTTTCTCCGCTGTGGCGGTTTATTACAGGCCGGCCGCCGCGTCGATCTCTTCCTGCAAGTGCTCTTCCAGGTATTCGAGCTGGCGTTCCTGCGCCTGCGAGATGGACTGGAACATGTTCGCAAAGACCGCGTTCTCCTCCGCGCTCTGCTTTGCGGCGTCCAGCTCACTCTGGAGTGCCAACGTCTGGGCCTGGAGCGATTCAATGATCGCGCCATACTGAGACGGGTCAATCGGGGTGGGCGTGGGCGTGGGCGGCGTCCCATCGTCCACCGTCACGGCTTTGCCCTGTTCGATCAGTCGCATGGCGTAGCTGTCAGAATACTCAACAACCGCGCCGGTGTCGATCATCCGTACTTTCATCTGCGTGATTCACTTCCTTTCGACGTGATGAATATTACAAAGTCCGGATGAATCCGGACAGTGTATCGGTCACTTCGCTTCCAGGGCGGAGATGCGGCGTTCAAAGTCGCGGATCGCCTCCTGCATCCGACTGGACATCAGGTCAAAGGCGGCTCTCAGCTCCACGGCGTCCTTCGCCTCTGCCGCTGCCTTGTGCGCCGCCTCGATGCCAGCCTCCATGTTGTTCAGCAGCGCCGCCGTGATCCTTTCCTTGGAAACCCAGGTGTGCTTGTTGTAAGCCACTTAAAACACCCCCTGTCTGCGGCTGTCAATCATCAATGATACCTCCACGCCAGATAGCGGTATTTGACGCCCTTGGCGTTGATCGTGATACCCTGGGACGGAGCGTTTTGCACGACAAAGCCAGTGGCGTAGATCGCCGCGCCGCCGTGCTTCTTGTCAAGCATCACCTGGGGCGCTGCGGTAGCCATCGAAGTGCCGCATCCGCTGTGATAGAAGTTTGAACCGGGCGTGATGATGACGCAGCCGGTGAGACGTCCGAGCATACACGCCTGATCCAGAGATTTCATGTGCTCCTCGTCCATGCCGCCTGTAAACTGCGTCGCAAACTGGAGAATCGCCACGCATTGCGGCTGAAAGCCCAGCTCAATATACTGGCCGGAACAGGATTTGCCGTTGACTGAAATGGTGCCATTGCCGTTGCCGGTGTAGGTCGAGTTCACATCCGGGACCAGCGCCTCGTCCGGGAACGTCCTGATTAAGACGTCGAAGTAGTTGTTGAGCGCATGAATGCTGGTGTCCGCGATATGGGAACGGAAATTCTTGACCAGAAAAGCCAGCTTTCCGAAGGCTGCACTCAGCTTTTCGCCGGACTTGAGCTCCTGGAGCGATGTCGCCTCGGTGTAGGTGGGGGTCTGGTCGTTGGTGGTGACGTTGGGGACGTTGCCGAGCCCGACCTGCGCCTTCGTGGTCGCGTGCGGGTTGCTCTTGTTGGCGATGTGCGCCCAAAGCGACTTGACCGCGCGGGCCAGCTTTCCGAAGGCCACACTCAGCTTTTCCCCGGATGCCAGGTTGGCGTCTGATGCTGCCTCGGTGTAGGTGGGGGTCTGGTCGTTGGTGGTGACGTTGGGGACGTTGCCGAGCCCGACCTGTGCCTTCGTGGTTTTGTGCGGGTTGGTGGAGTCGTTTTTATGAGCGTTGATCTTGCCGTTGAGATCGGCCTCCATCGCTTCCACATCATCGCAAAGCTGATTGTGTGCCTTGGTCAGCTCGGAGATGTTGGTGCTCTGCGCCTCGTCTACCCTCTGAATCTCCAAAATGGCACGCTCATTGTCGCCGATGCGGGTTTTCGCCCTGGTCATCTCGGTTTCCAGGTTGCTCACCCTCGGCTCCATGGCGTTGATGGCCTTTGCGCAATCCTCGATACCCTTGTCCAGGGTATTGAGGTTCGTTTCATTCAGGGCGGTTCCGCCCTGTACGACCTCTCCGGGGACGGGCGCATGGGTTATGCCGCCCCCGGCGTTGTTGCTCTCGGAATAGGATCGCGGGTACTGCACGACGCGATTCTTGAAGTTGATGCGGTTGTACGATACCGGCATTTTGCTCATCCTTTCAGTGCCGCAGATGGCGGCTGATAGCTTGTGCATCCAAAGGACCGCTGCCCAATGGGCAGGATTTCAACCCCTTCGATTGCGGAGCAGCGCGGGGCATCAGGACGATTGCCCCACGCTCACGCCGAATTTGAAGCGGTACAGGATCGTGTCCATGTTCATGGCAAAGGGCACGTCCTCGGTGCGTTCCGCCAGCACATTGCCGCTTGCGTCGCAAAGCTGGAATCTGTTGGCTGGGGTTTGGATGGAGGCGGGGATGGGGATGTAGAAGGTGATGTGGATGGAATTGTTGTCCCGCACCTCGCGGCTGTTGATCTCAGCCCGATACCAGGTTGAGCCGATGCGGTAGCGGGCATAGGAAACCATGCTGCCGATGTGACGTCTCAGGCCGTCAAGCATGGTGCTGGTGATGGTCGTCGGTGTAGCCATTAGTAACACACTCCTTCATCGGTCAGGGCGTAGTCCACATGGGCGTACTGATCGGGCATTTCCTCCCAATCCTCAATGTCGTTCGCGCCGGTGAACTCGTCATTTGCCGCGTGCAGATACGGGATGTAGAAGTAGTCCGTGTCTGCCGTGACCACGATCTCGCCGGAGGCGTCCACGGTCACGCCGTCGAGGACGCTGCGCACGTTCTTGACGGCATTGATCGCCTTCTGCGCCCACAGCACGCGGTCCGCGACATAGCCCGAATCGGAGATAATGACGCGGAAATGGAACGGCTCGCCGCCATACTGCCAAAACTCCTCAACCTCCACGTTTGAAAACATGCCTTCGAGGAAGTTGTAGATGGCCTGTGGCGTCCCGTAGACCGTATACAGTTTTATGGCGTTGATGACCCAATAGCGCTTGGATTCGATGCTGCCGTTGTAGTCGTAGAGACAGCCCAGCTCCCCGGCCAGCTCATCCAGCCGCCACTCGGGCATTTTGTAGGGGTCCTGGATGATGTCGATGCCGTACTGAGCACCCTCGGCGACCAGTTGGAAGGCGCGTTCGATGGCCTTTGCCAGCGCGTATCCGTTCTTGTCCCGGAGCAGGAAAGCGGGTACAAGCCGCTCAATCTTAAATGTGATGTCCATTACGTGTTCACCACCGTAAGATTGATCGTGCCTTTGCAATGGGCATTGAGCGCAATTTCCGTATACTCTGGAGACGACGCGCCCGAAATGCCGCTGCCGGACAGGAATTGCACCCGCTCGCAACCGGCCTGGTACAGCATCGCCATGAGCTTGTCGGGATTGAAGGCCCTGCCGATGCGGTTATCCTGCCATGTCTTGTACTCCGCTATGGTGCTGTTGACGACGGGGCCGAGTGCCGAGTAGGTGCTGTACCATACCTTGACATTCAGCGTATAGTTGATGTTGTTCGCGGCCTTCACGGTGACATGATCCGTGAGCGGGCGGACCGTGATGTCGGAGAGGGCGAGCTGAACGCTGGTGAAAATGACGGATTGGTCCGCACCCTCGGCCAGTATCAGATACACGCCGACCTCGCCGCCGCCGTCGTTGATCGCCCTGGCGTCGATGATCTGCGTGCTGACCGCAAGCGCCGCGCTCTCATACTGCTGTTCCGGGCCGGTGGTGATGGAGGCAAGACCGAAGTTGCGGATGCGCTCGCGGTAGACCTCCTCGTCCTCCTCGTCCACGCCTCCGCTGGCGTCCCCGCTGACAATGGCCGTCAACAGGCCCTCCACTGGACGAATAAACTGGAGCTGCGCCCCGGCATACAGGCCATTGCCGATGATGCCGGGAGTCTGGCAGCGCACTTTCGTCTCGACGATCTGCGCGGTGCCGGTCTGGTCGATGTCCTCAGTGGTTACGTAGATGACCGTGCCATCCTCGGTCAGCTCGGTCCCGGCCTCGATAGTCTGCTGTACGCCGGACGGCTCAAAGGTCAGCGTGACCGGCGCTGTCGCGGCCACGGCGTCGATGAATACGCAATTGCGCTTCAAGCCGTATTCCTTGAGATATTCACCAGTGGCATAGGTGAGTGTGTCCATGCGCAAGGCGCTGTCCACTTTCGCCATGACCGCCGTTGCAATGGCAAGGACGGCCCGAAGCAGAATCTCCTTCTCATCGCCGCCATAGAGAATATCACCGCCCGCGTCCAGGTAGGTGTTTATCATCTCGTCCCATACGGTTTCAGGATCGTAATTAACATAGTGCAGTTCGGAGTTGTCCATGGTGTCCCTCCCTTCGTGTGTTATTCTTCAAGGCCGCATTCCAGGATCACGGTAATCAGGGTGCCGATCTCGTCATCCTGAACGGCGGTTGCCTCGACCACTTCCACGTCCGGCTCCCAGAGCATCACCCTGTCGATCTCGGGCGTCAGCTCGTAGCGCATCTGATCGAATGGCAGGTGCAGGATCGCCGGGTCAAGACCGCGATAGCGGTCATAGGGCACTTCGCCCATCTCAGTCATGAGAAGGTTCTTGGCATTCTGGAGCGTTCGCGCCAGATTGTTGTCGCCAATCTCAAATTCGATGGGTTCAGGCCGATTGTCAATGACGTACTGCGCCATAATCTCGCCTCGCTACTTGGTAATCATGCCTTTCTTCTTGGCGGCCTTGGCTGCGCCGGAGGCCTTTTTGGCGGACTGGTTTACCTTTTTCGCAGAAGAAGTATAGCCACCGCGCAGGCTCGTCTTTGAGCTGGATGAACTCTTGCTCGACGACTTGGTGCTTTTTTTCTTGACACTTTTCTTCTTGCTGGACGAGTGATGATGATGGCTGGAGGAGCTGGAATCATCGTCATCGTCGTCATCGTCGTCGTCGCTGCCGCTGCCGCCCTCATTTCCGCCGCCCTGCTTGAAGGTGACATTGATCTTGCAGCTTATCCACACATTGCCCTTGCCGGGGAAGTGGGCGATTTCGGCGACCTCGGCGCTGACAAGGCGCATGGTTGAGCTGAACAGCTTCCGTTCGCCCAGATAGAAGTAGTCGCACTTGCCCGCCGTGGCCTCATCCACGAACGCCATTGCCTCGTTCTGCACATCGGAGATGCCGAGATAGGCATTGAGCCCGATGGTCATAGAGACCTCGCGGGCGTTTCCGTATTTCCTGACGTAATACTTTTGCTTGCTCCTGTTCTTCTCGTTGGTCTCACAGCCGCCCTTGATTTTCAGATCGGTAAACCCGCGCACCAGCGACGGGGAGACGGTGAACACATGGCCGCCCCATTTGCCTATCGGCTTGGTCTGGGGCGGAGCCGGACGCGCGGAGGATTTTGTCACCTTCCGAATCTGGATTGCCAGTTGCAGGCCCTTTTGTCTGCTGACGCGCACGATAATGGGGATGGTTTTCAGCTTTTTCGCCACTGGATCACCGCCTTACACCTTCCACGGGGCTATCGTGTTTGCAAGCTCCGTTTCGTCGTTGTCCTCCGGTACTACAACGACGGGGAGTCTCAAGACCTCCCCGCCGTCGAAAACAGTCTGACCGCAATAATCAGGATTGGCGTTCATGATGTCTGCGGCGTATTTCTCATCGTCGTAGACCAGTAACGCTATGCTGTCAAATGACTCATTGGCAGCACAGATATATTCCTGTCCGCTATACTCGATCATTTGTAAGCACTCACACTTTCCATAAGCTCGCGTTCCTCCAGCATCTCCTGGAGCATTGCTCTCAAGCGTTCCTTGTCCTGCTTCAATACGCGGTCGACGCCCTCGGCATTGTCGGCATGTATGACTGGACTGTACTCTACCTGAATGCCGGACGATCCGCCATCGGAGCCGCCTCCGCCGGATTCGGAGGACGACGCAGGCGTGAGATCGTCCCACACCAGAGAGGGGATGGGATCATTCGCCATGCTTGCAACAGAGAACTCCTGGCCGCCCAGCACGCCGCCGTTGGCAAACAGCTTGGCCCCAGTCATATCCGCCAGGTCCGCCAGCGAGAAGCCAGAAGCCTCCGCTGCCTGCACGATCAGACTTGCCGTCCTTGGAGTGTTTTCCTCGGGAATGAACCACTCAGGCTTACCGGCCTCGGCGAATATGGCGGGCTCTGTTGCGCGGCCGCCCTCGGCCATCTTCGTCCGCACATTGACGCCACCGCCGCCACCGCCACGGGTAACGATGTTTACCACCTGGGTAATGGGTGGGAATTGTGCCTTTATGGCGCTGTGCGTGGAGGCGGCAGTGGATACCGCGCCGGGGAAGGAGACACCGACATTCACGTCGGGACTCAACGTGGACTCCACTTCGCTCCGGGCCGCCCCGGCATTGCTCCCGGTGTCCGGAAAGGTTACGCTGACCTCGACCCCCTCGCCAAATACCGCGTCCACTTCGGCCTTTGCAGCCGTAGCGCCTTCGGTATTCAGATTCAACGCCGTTTCGGAACTTTGAGGCGAGGTCTGAGGAGTCTGCGCGGCAGACTGTGCAGCAGCGGCGGCCGTCGCCGATGTAAGGGCCGCAATGCTGCTTTGAATAGCCGCGATCTCTCCCTCAAGAGACGCACGCTGCTGGTAGCTCTCATCAGGCGCACGGTTGCCGCCTTCCTGGGAATAGCTGACGTTTCCGTTGACGTTTGTTGGCGCTTCCGCTGCGGCAATACGCCTGTTGAGACTATCGAGCTCGCTCTGCTTTGCCGTCAACTGGGTTTGCAGGTTCACAAGCTCAGCCCTGTCCGGGTTGCGGTATCGCTCCGCTTCGGCAGTGGGCATATTCATGAGTTGCCATGCTGCCCATTGCTGCCCATACTTCCCGAAGTCCGCGCCTTCCGGCATCCTGTCTGCCAGTACCTTGTCCAGATCAAAGGCGCTGTTCAGACCGGCAACAGCCGAATTCATCGCCTGCTTTGTGGCCTCACTCATCCAGTCATAGCGTTCCATCGGGGAGACGGTTGTATCGTTTGGGTGTTCCAGCGTGTCGATAAAGCTCTCCCACGCGCCCTTGTCGAAAGTCGGCCCTTCGATCAGGGAACGTGCGGATTCAATGGAGTAATCCGAAGGAGTTGCCGCTGCCTCGGCCTGAACAGCCTGCGTAACGCCATATGTCTGTGGCTCATTGCTTGAAAGAAGCTGATACCCCGCAAGGAGATTCCTGTATTGATTCGCCGCCTCGGCGCTGCCGCTCGCCTCCGCATCCACCAGCTTTTGGGTAACCTCGTCCACACCGCCGAGTGCATCAAGCGTGAGCTGATAGGCATTCATCAGGTTTTGCCAATCTTGGCTTTTTCCGGCACCCGGAAGTCCAAAAGGACCTGTGTTGACAAGGTCTCTCTGCGCGTTTTCGCGGGCGAGCGCCATTGCCCGTGGATCGCTATAATTATCAATGGCCTGTTGGATATACGGTTGCAAAGCCTTGTCCATATACCCGAAATCGCTGCCAGAGATTAGCTCGCCAAACGCCCGACCAATAGCAGTATCAATGTCGCGTTCGACCTGGCGCTGCTGTTGAAGCGCTCCGCTTGACACATTGGAAACCTGCTCATTGTAGGTTTGCTCGTCGATCAGGCCGGATTTATAGGACTTATCGAGGCGATACAGCAATCGGTCGCGCATCTCATTGATGTCTGCGATCTGGCTGTCTCTGCCCTCGCTGAACATGCCGACGATCTCCTGTGCGCTATCAAGACCCATCGTCTGAGCCTTGCGCATCATGCGCTGAGTCGCAGCATAATTGTTGGCCTCGGTCTCTGTGGCGAGCACTTCATTGAGCTGTTCCATATACTGGCGCACATTGCTCAACTCGTCCTCGGAGAGAACGCCGTCGCTAAAGGCGCTCCGCATAGCTTCACGGAGCTGCTCGCTTAATGTGCTCGCGCGCTCGATTGCCTCGCCGTAGCCCTGTTCCAGTATGCCGAGCAATCCCTGGAAGCCCGCGTCCTCGGTATTGCCGCCAAAGAGCTGCAATGCCGCTTCTGCATCGGCGTCGTATGCGTCCCCAATTCCCGTCTTTACGGCCTCGTACATGGATTCGCCAAGGCCCAGAAGCCTTTTCTGGTCGCCTTCGCCGATCTCTTGTTCAGTAATCATACTGGTAATGAGGTCGCTCGAAAGCTGGCCGCTCAACTCCGTGTACTTGTCTATGGCTTCCTGGGCAGCGTCGCTAAAGTCCCGCATGTCCGCGGTAGCAGCATCGAAGGAGCCCGTTATGCCGTTCATGTATTCCTGGAACGGCGCAGGATCGAGGGTGAGATTGCCGAACTGATCCTTGAACTCAACGGCATTGTACTTCTCAACGGCGTTCGCGAGTGCAGCAACAGCAATGGCTCCCAGGGCTATCCTTCCCGTCCACGTCCCGGCAATGGTTCCTATGAGTCTCAGAGCACCGCCAGAAATCGTCAGACCAGGACCGGCTACCGCCAATGCCTCCGCTGCGCCCACGAGCGCCGCAAAATGGCTTTCGTCTAAACCTGATACCTTATCGACGATCTCTCCGAGCCATCCGGCGACGTTCTCCACGTCCGCAGAGAGCCCTTTGCCGGTGACCCGCTGCAATTCCTCCCACTTGCTTTTGAAGGTTTCAATCGCGCCAGTGAGGCCGCTCATCATTGTGTCAGCGCCGTATTCGCCATAACCCTCCGCTTTGCCGGACCTCAAATCCTCATAGAGCTGGTAATAACCATCCTTCAATTCATCCAGCAAGGCCAGTGCGCCGGTGATCGTGCGCGTCGGGAACAGTGAACTCAGTACATCGTTTCTCTCCTGCTCGGTCATCTTGTCGGTAGTCAGTGCAAGATCGCGGAAAATATCCATGAAACTTTTCAGTTTTCCGCCCTGGTCGTATGCACTGAAACCGTATTTCTCAAGGCTTGCCATCGCTGCTGCCGTGTCTCCACTGACCTCACGCATGGCTTCGTCCACATCGGCCTGCGTTACGCCCAGCGCCTCCATAGCATCCTGAGCCTTCTGCGTAGGCGCAACCATGCGGATCATGGTATTGCGCAACAGCGTACCGGCTTCGGAGCCTGTAGCGCCAGCATCGTGCAGAATGGCGATCATGGAAAAGAGCTCCTGCTGATTATCAGCAAAGGTCATGGTCTTTCCCATTTTTACCATCGCGTCGCCAAAGGTCTGAACGCTGCCCGCGCTTGAATTTGCGGAGTAGACCCATTCATCAATGAATCGACCTACGTCCTTAAATTCCAGACCCATTGCATTTGTGGACTTGACGATGTAATCAATGGCGCTGCTCAGATCAATACTGCCAGCCTGGGCAAGGTGCATCGCAGCAGGAATGCCGTCGAGGATCATTTCCAGATCCCAATTCGCGTGCGCAGCCTGTGCGATGGCGTTGCCTACGTCATCCGTATGGAAGATCGAGGATGCCGCCCACTCCGCCGCCTGTACGTCGAGCTGATCCATGACCGCCGCAAGCTCTCTGGTGCTTCTGCCGTAGGTCGTAGATAAGGCAACCTGCGCATCGAGCATGCTGTCCTCATATCCACGATAGACATTGATGCTCTCTTTACCGAAGTTGATAAGGCCACGGCTCATGCCGTTTACCATACTTCCCATTTGGGAAAGAATATCGCCCATTCTGGTAAATGAGTTGTCAACCTTTCCTCCGAGAACTACGGTTGCGTTAAGCGTAGCCTGCGCCATTATCTCACCTCCCGCCTTACTTTGATTTGCCGAGAATCATGCCTCGGCCATCCGGGAACATAAAGTAAAATACCTCGTCGCCCGCCGAATACAGATACTTGCTTTTACCGTCGCATGTGCATTCGCTGACGTATTCACTCGCGGCGGCAATAGGACGGGTCTGGACGCCGCCCCGGGTGTATGATTCCACCACATAAGCGCCAGGGCCGCCGCTGATGATCTTCCCGCGCTCAATGCCAACGGGAAGCGTTTTGTCGTTGTCTTTCATGGGTCCCCCTTATGCGATTGTCGTAACGCATCGGAGCAGCTTGGCCTTTGTCCTGCCGTTCAAAAGGTCCTGTTCCGTCTCATGGACGATCCATTGGCCGTTAGAGGCCGTGGAGGACTTCACGTTTATGCGGACCATTGCGGTATAGCCGGGGTTGAAGTCCATAGCAAGCTCCAGCATTTCCGACTGGCGATTGTGCATCAGCAGCAGGCCGGAGGCCCACCGCTTCGCCTGCGCGTTGTCGTCCACGGGAATGTCTGTGATGACCTGTTTCAGGCCCGTCGATGCGCTGTCTATTGCCTTGCCCTTGCCAAACGGCGTGTCGATCTCCACGCACGACCACGAGAGATAGCGCTTATCCGTGTAGACGCTGGACATCTGGTCGCTGTCAAGCTGTACCTCGTGCATCGCTGCAAGACCCTGGGCATACAGCACGCCGATACTGGTAAAGCTGCCGTCCAGCGCCTTCAAAACAGCGCCCTCCCGGTTCGCAAGCATCTCCATGAAAACCGGGGCGCTGAGATTTTCCCTCAAAACATAGGCGTATTGTGGATTGCCAGCGCCATGATTCTTTGCGACCATGCCGCACTCGCTGGCGCACATGGTCATGATCGCGCCGTAGGCCTTATCCTTGAACGATTGCCAGCGGGCGGGAAACGGTACGGCCTTCGCGCCCGTGGCAAGGATTCGATATGCACCGTCCTCCGGAACGACGGTGTTGAGATAGAGGTTCATGGAGTCATAGCCGCTGCGCTTGACCCTGATGGTATCGTTCTTCTGCGGGTTCCACTGCATCCACTTGTCCGCGTGGTCCACCTTGAGATTGAGCATGTCGCAGGCTCCGCAGGAGACGTCCCTATGCACACATTCGAGGATGTCCACATCCTTTGAGATGTCCGTGCCCTGATAGAGCAATGTGATTTCCGGGCTTTTCTCCACGATCTCACCTCCTGCGTGCTTCTTCTATGGCTCGCGCCCGCCGTGCGCATACTGCGCAAAGCGCCTGCCACGTTTCATAAAACCGAATGATCGGCATTTTCATGTAATCAGTGATCGGTGTGCTGCTGTTGACAGATGCGTCCGTCAGGCGTTCGAGGAATCGTCCCTTTCCACCATCAAGGACGCACGATAAAAACCCTTGGCAAGTCCTCCTGCCCGCAGGGCATCCACGCCGGACAGGCGCTTGCGCACGTCCGCAGCATCATACAGCAGCGTTTTGTTGTTGCGGCCCTCCACGAACGGGGCACACTTCTGGGCAGCAGCGGCGAATATCGCCAGCGCTTGCAAATTGGTGATGGCCGTATAGTTGATCGCGGGCACACTGTCCAGCGCGTCCAACAGCTCCTCGCCGGTCAAGGCGCAGAAATCGTAGTCGATCTCCGTCACATCCCGGCTTGCGGCCCGGAACGGCTGCATCAGTTTCAAGGTTCCCTTGGACGCCTTTCTCATGACCGCCCACAGGTCCTTGGGAGGCTCGGCTTTCTTTTTCTCCTCAACCGCATCGGCGGTTTCTTCGTCATGATCCATAATCCTGTTTTTTTCCTCCGGCATTTTTACATCCTCCTTGACAGATGAAATTGAAAGAGGCGTGCAAGATGATTGCACGCCTCCGTGATGTTCTCAATATAGCAGAGATGAGAGCTTTAATCCAGCAGCGCGGAAAGCTGGTCGGAGTAGCTGACGCCGTTGACCTCATTGATCCCGGCAGTGGAGTCAATGAGCAGCGTGGTCTCGCCGTCGATCTCCTCCTCATAGCGCAGGATGGAATAGGTTTCCGTGCTGCCATAGGGGTTATCGGTTTCGATGCTGCCCTTTTCGGTGGACTTGTGCGCTCCCATGAAGCGTACCTTCACCAGCTCCAGGTCGATCTCGCCGAGCTGCACATTGTAGTTCTGGCGGGCGATCCTGAACTCAATGGAGTGGATGCCAGGCGCGGCCAGGCTGTTGCAGTTGTTGCCGTTGTTGTGGCTGACCTTGACCTCCATGGCGTTGTAGTGGTGCATGTTGGGCATGTCCACATCCATCACCATGCCGGAGGCCTTGACCGAAGTGGTGGGGTGTTCGATTTTGGGAAGGTCAACCTTGGTAATGTCCTCCACCTTTTCACCGTCGTTCAGAAGCCGGTGGTCCTCGACGTTGCAGCGTACATTCTTAGCGCCCATTTACGTTTCCTCCCTTCATATTCATAGCGCCGCCCCCGGCGGCAGGGGGCATGGTGGCCCCGATCACGCCGCTTCCTTCATGGCCTCGAAGTAGGCGACGTAGCCGTCCGGCGTCCAGGTGGCAATGGCCGTGATGGACTTCGCCAGCGGCATGTTGGTGAGCTTGAATTCGATCCTGAAATCGCCCTGATACAGGTCGCTCTTGGCGTCCTCGGAGACGTCCAGGACGACCTTGCCGTAGGTCAGTGCGCCGGTGCCCAGCAGGGCGTCGATGCGGGTCTGCTCCTCGGCGACGATGGTTTTCAGGTCGTTCACCGGCATGGGCTTGTCGATGACGGGATTGCGCCGATGCTGGAAGTCGTTGGTGACATAGTACAGCATCATGAGGCAGGTGTCGAACACGTTGACAGTGGTCGCCTCATCCTGGTTGTAGCTGCCCGCGTGCATGCCCCAGATCGCCCAGCGCCCGCCGATATAGGCCGCGCTGTTGATGCCATTGGCATTCAGGCAGCGGTTGATGACGTCGTCGCTGTACACGCGCCCGGCCACGTTCTCGCCCATGTAAAGGTCCTGAATGATCGGCGCGGCAGTATTCGAGCCGGTCATGTAGGGGATGCCGTTGTTCTGGATCAGAAGCGCCTGGAAGTTGGCAGCGTTCAGCACAGACAGGTGATAGGTCCTGCCGTCCGTGCCCTTTGCCAGCGGGAAGAACACACTCTCGTTGTCCTTATTGTAGCCGTTGGTTTCCTTCCACTCGGCGGCGTTCGCCAGGGTGATAGCGTTGCCGTTGGTGTCGAAGATGGGCATGTCCACAAACATCCAGGCGTTCCAGTGGCCCGCGATATTCTGACTGTTGAGGTACAGTTCGTTGTGGATATTCGGGATGCTGGAGAAGCCAGGGGCCAGCAGGAAGGCCGGGATGTAGCCGGTGACGTTGTACACGTTCTTGACGGCATAGATGCCGGTGTTCAGACCGTAGGTGTCGGTGCTGCCGATCACCTGCGCCTCAGTCACGGCGCTGGGGTCAACCAGGTTGTAGCTGATGGACAGCGCGGTCGTGCCCAGAGCTCCAGCGGTCTTTTCCACGATGTTGATGACCTTGCGGGAGAAGTCGTAGCTGATGGTGTAGTCGGTGCCCTTCACCTTGGTAGTGGTGCCGCTCTTGACAACCACGCTGTCCAGGATGATGTCCTCGGCGGACACGATCTTCACCCTGCCGTTCTCGGGACGAAGCGTCGCGGTGCCGCCAGTCGCGGCCTTGTGCATCTCCGGGTCCAGAACGTTGATGAACACCACGGGGCCGACGCCGTTCATGTTGAAGTGGGCGTGCATCGCCTCGCAGAGCGTGTAGTTCGCCCAGTTGTCGGAGTAGCCCAGGTACTTGCGCACGTCGCTCATGTCGTTGCACAGGATCGGCACGTTGACGTTCTTCGCGCCGCCCTCGACCTGGTTGACGGGTGCAGTGCCGATATACACAATCGCCTGCCGGATGATGTTCTTCCTCACGAGACTAATGCCGTCAGCATTGATCTCCGCACGGGTGCCGTGCTTATAGCCGGTATATTCAGCCATAAGTATTCCTCCTTTGATTCATATTAGTCAATGCCATCAAGCAGCCGGTCCGCTGCTGTCGGCTTGCCATGGTCGTTGCCGGTGTCTGCATGGCATTTCCATTCAACGTTGATGTAGCCGTAGTAAAGGGGACGGCGATCTGCGATATATTGCTGATCTGTATAAAAGCCATATACCATGTTGTCATCCTCCAAAACCAAATCAGTCCCGGGAATATGACGTTCGCGTAGTATAAGCTCCTTTGCATCGTCCATCCATTCCATGACTGTCATGACGCCTTCTTCTGTGCCGTCCTTCAAAAGCGACATATCGGGCTTGCCGCTTTCGAGACTTTCCACAAATCCGGGCATCCGAATACCCGGCTCGTAAATCGTGAACAGCATACTCACGATCAGGGATTGCCCCATCTCCTGCGGTCTGTGGATGTTGTTATAGCGGTCGAACCGGTGCTCCTCCACATAACGCACGAGGCTTGGGCTGGGCATGATGGTTATGGCAGGACAAACGCTGGTCGGATCATCGGGAAAGACCTTGCCGGGTTCATCAGGGCGCATGGGCTGCCAGCCAAGAAACACCCTCGGCTCCGCCATGGTGAAGTCCGTAATCAGCGGGCCATACTGAGCGTTCTTTCCAGTCTGCGGCTTTGGCGACTTGAAAGACCGCCCCTCGCAAAGCTCTTTCTGGTAAAAGGCTTTCATTTTGCGCAAACGTTCCCAGCTTCTCACATCGCAACCCCCTTGGAATACGGAAGAGTCAGATGGATTTCCTTCATGCCGATGGCGTCAATGGCGCGAAGCACGCGCATCTGAATATTGTCCAATAGGACAAATTCATTGGGCTGCGCCCTGGCCGGTAAGCTGTCCTCCGGCACGAACAGCACCTTGTCCACGGTATCATTGTCCCACGAAATATCGTTCACGTTGTTGTTCTTGCGCTTCAACGCTTCGGTATCATCCGGGACAACGGTAAACGGTACACCGTTCCAGGTGTGCTTTTCCGCAAAGTGATCCTCGTTCATGAATACTTTGTGGTTGTCACGCTGGATTCGATCCTTGAGCGCCATCAAGCATCACCCGACCGCTTGGGCTTCTCCTTTTCCTCGGCCTTGACAGCCTTGCCCTGCTCGATCAGACGCACAGCGTAGCCCGCATCATGCTCTACGATCTCACCAGTAGCAATGATCTTCACCTTCACTTTGCCTTCCTCCTTCCACCCTTTCTCGGCGCATTGGCGCTGCTTTCGCTGGGCTGGTCCTCGACAAGCTCATCCTCGATTTCCAGCTCAGGAAGGGCCTCATCGTCGTTATCGTCGTCGCCTTCGTCCACGTCGTCGCCTTCGTCGCCGGTCGCAGGATGTGTATCCTCGTCACCGCCCTGCGTATCAGTAGAGGCGCTGACCGGCTTGGGATCGTCGGCCATTTCTTCCAGTACGCCCACGGCCACCAGCTCGGCAAGTTTCTCCTCGCCCAGCGCCTCGACCTGCTTATCGGTGAGCATCTCACCCACGGAGATAAAGCCCGTCTTAGGCCCGGCAGTGTTCACCTTTGCGTAATACTGCATAGCTTCCTCCTTGCAATAATCGCGGGCGCTCGCGGTTTTAGAACGCCCGCGATCCTTTCATCAGACCGTGCCGGTCAGGACCTTCATGACACACCAGGAGCCGACGTTGATCGGGGCGATGGTGGGGCGGCTCACCAGGCGGGTAGCGATGGAATCGCTCGGACTGCCGCCGATGCGGAAGGGCACTTCCTTCTTGATGTAGGTGTGCAGGGCAGCGCTCTCGTCCATGCCGGTAAACTTCTGAATGGGGCCGTGCAGCAGCTTCACGGGCTTGGCGCGGCTGGAACCCATCAGCACATAACCAGCGGGGATGAGGGCTTCATTCTGCCGGTTGTCGTTCAGGAAGTGACCGGAGCAGGAGACCATCTTCACGCCGTCAGAGTTGGTGCCGCGATACCGCACACCCTGTCCGGCATACTTGGTGGCGATCTCGCCCATGAACACCTTGTCCATGTCCAGAGTCTTGCAGAAGTTGCTGTTCTCCATCATGGCCTCGAACACGCCAGCGCCCAGAACGATAGTGTCGACGTCACCCATGCCGTCGTACACCATATCGTAGGCCTTCTCCATGTCGTAGTTGATCTTCGCGCCCGCCTGATCCCAACGGGTCTGAGGGATGTAGAAATTGGTGAAGCCGAAGTCAGCCAGCATGGACGGCTGCTTTTCCAGACCCTCATTGGTGTAACGCTTGATTTCCAGCTTGCCCTTCAACAGGACCTCGCGGGCCATCCAGTTGCGGCGATTCTGAACCATCGTCCGCAGCTCGGTAAGGTCGCGAGCGATGATCCGCTTGGAGCGCTGCTCGGGAGTCAGAGCGCCGGTCACCTGTTCGCCGAACATGCGGGTGGACACGTCAGCCAAAGTCACCACGCGCTCCGGGGCGACGGTGGAGAAGCGAATCTCACGCATCTCATAGCCTTCGCGGTTGATGGCGATGCCGCCAGTACCGGGCACCACAAAGGGGGCCAGACCAGTTTCAGCGCCCTTCCTGTAATCGTACAGGGCACGCTCATCATCGCACAGCCCGCCGTCCTCGGCGAAGGTATCACTCAGGAAGGTGTATATCCTCGGCATCTGCTCGACGGCCCTGAGCATGACCGCCGTGCTGAACAGATCGAAATTAGGCATGTTTCATTCCTCCGTTTCTTGATATTGCGCCATGCGTCAGCTCACGGTGTTGTCAGCTTCGACGACATCCCCGCTCCAATCGTCCATCGGGGACAGGGTAATGCCCTGCTTGCGCAGGATCACGGACTGAGCGGCGGTAATGGCCTCGTAATTGTCGCCGTTCTTCACCGTCACCTTACCGGCGATGAAGTTGGCACGGCGATACGCAGCAGCAGCCACCGCCACAGTTTCGCTGGTGGTGGTGTCCACATCGTCGCGCAGAACCACCAGATTATTTGCCTCCGCGATATTTGCGGCGGCGGCGGGCGCGTACAGCACGCCGCTCTTGCGGTACATCACAGCACCAGCAGGAACGGTGCCGTTGCCAGGTTCCACGGAAATAGTGATGGCCTCCGTGTGAACATTGCTCGCCAGCAGGTAGCTGGGCTCATGGGTGCCGATCGTTCCGAACAGGTTTTCCATGCTCATTTCCTCCTTTCACGAATGGATCAGGCCATGTCAAAGGCATTGCCGGACATGCCCTTGGCAATCTCCGCAATATCCTTGGCAGCCTTGTCGATCTTCTCGTTCTCGTCCTTGCCGTCGTTGTCGCCGGAATCACCGCCGCCAACCTCATTCGCCGGGTCGGTCTCACGCCTGCGGCCTTCCAGGTACTCATCACCCGCCTTGGCTTCCTCGGCAATGACCGCCTTCAGGAAGTCGGCAGCGGACGTGCCGTCCTCGATGGCCTTCTTCGCCATGGCCTCCCACTTCGCGCCCTTGCGGGTGAGCGCGTTGATTTCCTTGATGCGGTTCCGCTCCGCGCTCACCGCGTCATTGGCAATGGCCTGCGCCAGCGTCGGGTTTTCCTGCTGGAGCTGTTCGGCAGTTGCGTTCCTGAGTTCGTCCATATTGTCCACTCCTTCGTCATTATTTACAGACGGGTCATCGGCGGCAACTGCCGAACTCCCGTTACTGTCCTCGGTCGGTTCGCTGGGAGCTTCAATCTCCTGGCAAATGATCTGATCTGGCATGTTCGCGTAGCACGCCTTCATCAGTTCCATGGTGTCCTCATCCACGGCGCAGGCGGCGATGTCATCCGATTCCTCGCCGCCCTCAATCAGCTCATCCACAAATCCGGCTTCCAGCGCCGTCTTGCCGGTGTACCAGGTTTCAGCTTTCATCAGCTCCATGCACTCGTCTACCGGCTTGCCCGTGCGCTCAGAATAATAATCGGCCAGAGTATTGTCAGTGGCCGTCATGCTGTTGTAGGCTGCCAGCATGGCGTCGGCGTGGCCCCATGCGCCGCTGGAGCAGCGATGGATCATGTACTCGCCGCCCTTCGCCATGCGCACCTTCACGCCAGGCATGCACGCTATGATGGTCGCGGCGCTGGCGCAAAGTCCTTCAATGTCGATCAGCTTCTTGGCGGGGTGTTTCTCAAGGATCGTTCGGATGGCGGTAGCCTCCCAGACGGAGCCGCCCGGACTGTTGATGCGGACCACGATCTCGTCAACGTCCCCGAGCTCCTTGATCTTTTTGTCAAACTCGCTGCTGGTGACCTGCGGGTCCGTGTCGCGCCACTTATAAGGCGAAATGGTCGAATAAATCATGACCTCACCGCGCCGGTTGCCCAGCGCCGTGACCGAAGCCATCAGATGAAAGACCTTATTCGGCATATTGCTCTCCTTCCTGTTTGGGCGTTGCCGCGTTCTGTGCCGCCATCTCGCGCCCGCGCTGTGCTATGTTTTCGTTCCAGTCGCCGCCGTTGTATTCCATGGCCTCCTGCTCGCCGGTGCTGATTCCCAGGTCCATGCGAATCTTGGCCGCGTTTGCCTCCTGAACCGGCTGGACGTGGCCCTGGCTGGTGCCGATCCACTGGCAGCCGCACCATGCGTCACGCACGGCAGGATCATCAAAAAAGCCCGGGGCTTCTATGCGACCCAGGGCTACGGCTTCGGCAAGCCACTGTTCGTAAATCGGTTGATTGAAGCGCTCAACAAAGTGCTGACGGTAACGGCGCACGACCTTCCAGAAATCCAGCATCGCAGACCGGGATGCGGTATAGTTGTGATCGTATCGGTGCATCAGCACTTCATAGGGTATCTCCATGCTGCTGCCGATCATCGTCACAACCTCGGACACAAAGTTTTCAAAGGCCGTAGGTGCTCGGCTAATGCCTGCCTGCTGAACCTTCTTCCCAGGCGGCAGCTCATAGACATTGCCGTTGCCCAGCTCAATCTTCATGCTGTCGTCGGTGACCTTCTCATCCTCCGCGATGCTGTCATTGATGCTGTCATAACTGTCATCGTTGGTGCCGTCGTTGGTGATGAACACCGTCAGCATGGCCGCTACAAGACTTGCGGCCAATTCACCGTCCATATACCTGTCGAGCTGCTTGACCTGTTCGATCATGCCCGATACAAAGGGAATGCCCCGGTGCTGCTCCGGCCGTTCCACGGTCATGATGTGAAGCACATTCGGCATCCCTGTATCCTTGCCAAAAGCCTCAATGGGAGCCCATTCGACCTCCTCCGGCGTTTCATCCTGCAAGGGGTGATAGTTGGCGATATAATACCGTATTATTTCGCCGTCCTTGTTGATTTCAACGCCGTCGACGATGCGTCCCCCGCTATCGGTGTTCTGGGCCTCGCTCGCGCCGCTTGTTTCAGGCGTGCTTACCCGGTCAGCCTCGATCAAACGGATCACCATTTGATAGGGGTTGCGCCGATTGGGCTTCGTCCCAAAGAGCGCGAACACGTCCCCGCTGACCAGCATTGAGCGAAAAGCCAATTCCTGCATCTCCCAGAAGGTATTCTGCCTCGTGGCATCGCACATGGTACTTTTTGCCCAAAGGTTGAACTCCCGCAGCGCTGTCTTTTGCCACTCGGCGGCAGCTTCATCGCTCATGCCGAGCATGGCGGCGTCGATCTTCGGTTTGGGGCGTATGCCCCAGCCAACGACATTTGTAACCATCGTCGCGGGTGCTCCGCGCCCCAGGCCGCCGCCTGCATACAGATCGCGGGCGCGTATGCGTAGCTGTGAGCCTTGAAGGTCAATATCCTCCTCCGCGCTGCCGCCGCCCGTGATCCAGCCGATCAGACTATTCTTTGTCGTGCTGGCTCCGTGGTAACGGTAGCCGCTGGCACTGGCGGTTTTCTGCCCGTTGTACCGCTGCACATCGCGGCTTATCCGCTCCTCGGAGAGTCTGCTGGTGTATAGACTCATGCCCTTCGCAGGATTGAACATGCTCACCAACCGTTCGCGCAGGGTCATGACGGGAGCGTCGTCGATTCGTTTATCTGCCATTCAACGCCCCTCCCTTACGTATCTCTGAACACCACGGCCACGCTGCGCGGTGGGCGGGTGTTGGTCTCGTACTTCTCCTTGATTCCGGCGAATTTGTCGATCATCGCCTCGATGTCGTCCACATCCAGGAGCGTTACTTCCCGGCTGCCGATTTTGTAGCTTTTTGCCTGTCCGTCCACAAGGGCCGTCAGCGCCTCCTTGTACTGTGTCAGGTACAGGCAGGTTTCTTCGTAGGTGTATGCCGCATTGTAATACTTTCCGCCACGGTAGGCCACCTATGCCACCTCCCTATATTCTCAAGCCCGATGAAATCAGGCCCTTCGGCTTCTTTGGCCTGCCGCTGGTGTCGGCAGGCTTGACGGTCTTTTCCCCATAGAGCCTGTTTTCCCAGGCATCCAGGTCGATCCTGAACCCCTTGAACGCGCATCGGCTGTAGTTGCACACGTCCAAAGGCTCGTTGCGTTCATAGATTTTCACCCACTTCTCGACCATCGTACCGCGATTCGATACCATCTTGGCCTGCTCCGAAATCAGGCCTCGGAAGTAGTGCTCGTCATAACCGGCATCGGGATCGTCAGGATAGTGCATGAAGCGCGGCCCCGGCGTCTCTATGCCCGCATTGTGCAGCACGGCACGCTTGCCGACGTAGACGTTCAGGATGAACAGATTGAGTCCGCGCTTGGTGCTTTTCGTGTGCCGCACCAGTGGGCCGGTGTCCTTGTTGTCACCGCGAATGGGGTATATACGCTTATTTCTCCGGGCGTTGCAATGCTCCACCACGGCGTCATAGAAATGGCCGCCAGCGTCCATAAAGGTCACCGCGGCCTTGATCGTCTTTCCGTTTTCCATGTGCCATTGTCGGTCCAGCAGCTCGTCCACCATCTGCCATGTGCTCTCCTCGTCGGCCCGACCGGGTATCACCCCGTACTGTATGCCCCAGCTTTCTTCGTCGCGTCCCCAGCCCTTTACCTCGTACTCAAGGCGGTTGTCCTGCGTATCAATGCCGATGGTGATTATCAGCACGCCCGCAGGGACCTCGGCCTTGTAATGCTCGCGACGCATGTACATGAGCTCCGGAATCGCCGTCGTTTCAGAATACTCAAAGGGAAGGCCCAGCTCCAGATTGTAGAAGGTTTTCAGCATTTCCGGGTCGTCCTTGGAGTCCAGAAACTTCTTGCACTGATCCGTCCATTTGCTCCACGGGGACAGAAATGCGTTTATGTGAAATGACCGAATCCCGCGCGACAGCGCCTTCGGATTGTAGGGGACCCACTTCGCAGGCGCTCGCTTGACTTCGTACTCGGTCATGGTTCCGTTGCACTTTGGACAGCGCCAGACGGCGCTTGTAACCTCGTATTCCTTATGGCGTCCGTTCTCCGCCGTCACTTCCTTCTCGAAGCGGATGTCGTCGAATATGACCTGGCTGTGCTCGCCGCAATGTTTGCATTTGATCTCCCACTCCTCCCGTGTGCCACGCATGAACTCGCGGTAGATTCTACTGGTTGATTTCAGCGTGGGAGTGGAGGTGAACACCCTTTTTGCGAACGTGAAATTCTGCGTGCGCTTTTTTGCCAGTGAAACGGGATCGCCTTCGACGCCTGCCGACGCTGGATAGCCGTCAACCTCATCCATGAACAGGAAGCGGATTGGGCGTGATTTCAGTCCTCCGGGCGACTGTGCGCCCGTGAGACTGATAAATCCACCAGGGAAAGACTTGAAACGGATCGTGCTGCCGTTGCCACCATACACACGCTCCCTGAGCGCCGGAGTGGCGTCTATTGTCGGCTGCAAGCGTTCCTTGGCAAACCCATCGCAATCATCCTCGGCGGGCATGACGTGAAGCGCAGGGCCGGGGGAGAGGCATATCATGCGGCCCATCATGTTCATAATGATGTCGGTCTTGCCGATCTGGGCGCTGGACATGACTACTATGTCGTGTACGCCCTTCTGGGTAAAAGCGTCCATGATCTCCCGCTGATAGGGTGCCCTGTCCGTGTGCCACGGTCCAGGCTCCGGGGCGCTTTTCCCGACGATGATCCTGTTATGATCCGCCCACTCCGACACGGTTTCATCGCTTGGCGGACGAAACATGTTGAGCGTCTTGCGAGCCAATTCAAGAAGCGTCATTCTTCATCCTCTGCATCGGAGGGGGCCATGTCATTGAACTCTCCGGGCAGCGGTGTGTTGGCGATCATGCTCATCATGTCGCGCACTTCCCGCTCGATGATTGCCTCGGCGGTGTCGGGGTCGTCGATCATGACCAGCGACGGGGCCAGCTTCTCCGGCAATGTGATGAGTCGATTGGACACGATGGCGGCGACGTTCTCCCAGGTCCGGGTCACATCGGCCATGGGCACATACTCGCTCCGCATGCGGGCGACCTCGATCTCGGTCTTTTCCTTCTTGACCTTTTCGTGCTGCGCCTTGACCTTCGACAGCTCCTCCGATTCTTCTTCGACCGCATCCATGCGGTATGCGATCCATCTTTGCACAAAAAGTGCGAGGTCGAATTTTCCGCCCTCGCACTTCACAAACAACTTTTTATCCTTTGGCAGCTCGGTATTGATGTCATGCAGTCTGCGGTAGCTGTAGCCCGCGACCTCCGCCAGCTCCTTCTTCGTCATTGCCGGAATCATAGAATCACCTGCCGAACATGTACGCGAAGTTGTGTTCGAGTCTTTCCGCCGTGTAATTCAGCAGCTCCGTTTGTACGCCGGTGGCGGCGCGGTTCATGGGCATCTGCGGAACCGCCAGACCAACGACGCGCACGATAGGGAAACGCGCCTTTGTGCGCCGAGTGAACGCCGTCCCGCCAACGACAAACGGCGGGTTGCCACCCTGGGCGGGCATATGTCTCGGCAGCACGCTCACGGCACCCTTGACGATTCTCGCGGAGATTTTCCGTTTGCGCCCGCTCAGCTTGAACCTTGGACCGATGACGCCCTTGGCGCTCGAAATGGGGATGGTACAGGTCACCGGGAAGGCCCCGCCGAACGTCAGCCTGAAATGTTGAATCTGTCCCAGGACCCATCCATACGGCGCTTCATATTCCTTGCGCACTTCCTTGGCAATCAGCGTTTTCGATTTCCTGCCGACCTCTCCAAAGGTCCTGTACATCAGCTTTTCAAAGTTTTCCTGCGTGAGGACACCACGCATGTATTCCATCGTGGCTCCGACGTCCGACATATCCACATAGAAGTAATTGTTCCCGTAAACACTGAACGCCATATCCTCACCGCCTTTCCTTCGTCCCCTCCAACGCAAGGAGCGCGACACAGCAAAAGCCGAAAACCATGCCGCTTCAATCCCGCGTAACCCCGGCCTGCCGCCGCGAGCCGCCCACGAATAAACCCATTGCCTATCGAATGACGGGCATAAAAATAGCGGCCAACTTGACGTTGACCGCTTCCCATTCCTTGCGACGATAGCATTATAGCATACCAGGTATGTAATTTGTGTACATTCATGAGAATTTAACACATTGATGGTTCCAGCACATAGCGCTCCGGCCATATGACCGACGCCATATCCTGTGCCTGTTCAATGCTCTTGCAGGCGTTTTCAAATGTTCGGCGCTTCATGTTGAGCCTGCCCATGATCTCATTGTTTGGAATGTTCATGACGTACTTCATCAGTACGAACGTCCTCATGGTCCTGCTCTTGATGGAGTTGAGTATGGTCTCGGCCTGCCTCAGCTCCTCGTTGTAGGATTTCAGCTCGTCCTCATACGTCGCTTCCAGCTCCGTGATTTCCGCGAACGCTTCATCCAGACCGGTCACCTTGCCGTGGCCCCCGGGCATTCCCGTCAGCTTTGCAGTGATGTTCCAAAGTCGGTCCTGCTGCCAGAGCCGCTTTTGTTCCGTTGCGTTCACGTCCTGCATAGTGTACAGCACCCGTGCCAGCAGCGGCACATCGCGGTTCCTGACCCGCACCGTCTCCTTCTCGATGCTATTGTCCTTCTTCATGTCAGCCTCCAAATTCGCAATCGCCCGCGATTATACATTGGCAGGGCACTTTACGACCTTTGGTCCGATCTGTCCCTTCACGTATTCGTGGATTTCAAATGTCTCCCCGCAATAGTTCTTCAAGCCCTCCTGTTCAGCTTCCGCCTCCTCGTAGGTTTTGCATTTCACCAGAGCCATGCTCCTGTTAAGTGTCGGATAGCCCTGTCGATACCTGCGATTCGGAATATTTTTTAGTGAGTATAGCGCTCGCGGGCCTATTGTGAATGTTCGTTCCGGAACGACCTCTCCGTTGGTTTTCCTGATCTCCGGGACGGTTTGTTCATGTTCCGGGCTGTAGAGAATATACCTCATTGTAACCTCCTGCTCCATACTCTGCGCAATAGATCGTCATAATATGCAGCCTTTTCCATTGCGCGTTTTTTCTGCCCCTCTATACAGGCTGTTATACGTTCTCCGGCGATATTGACATCGAATTTCTGATTGTGTTTTCCATATGCCTTGATCCCTTTCATGGCGGAATAGACGATATAATACGGTATACAGAAGTGGTCCGCCAGCTCTTTCATTGTTTTCATTACGCGCTCGCCTCCTCATGACACAGCTCCGGCAGATTCGCACGCACAAGTGCTGTCGGTATCGGCGGGCATACTGCGTTTCCGCACCGGGCTACCTGCTCCGCCTTCGGGTAGGCATGCCCATCCGCATCCACGTCGATGATGTAATCGGGCGGGAAGCCCTGGGCGTCGAACAATTCCCTCGGCGTCAGCATCCGCAGGCCGATGTCCACGATCTGGTAGTCCTGCCCCTGGACGGTCACCAGCCCCATTCGGTCTTTCGCTGTGATGGTAGGCGCGGGCAGCTCGCAGGATACGGCATTGTCTCCGTTGCCGTAATACTTCACCAGAAAGGCGCAGACCTCGGCAAAGTGGTTGGTCTGGGCGGTGAGGGTGTTGATCGGCTTGGTGACCTCCTGGCCGATGGAGTTATTGTTGAACTGTGTGACGGCCACGGCACACACGGCATTGTGATCTATAGCGGTCACAGTCGGCAATGGTTCGTCCGCGCCGCTGGCCGGGTTGGTGTTGCCGCCACCGTAATACTTGCTGATGAATGAATACACCAGTCCATAGCGGTTTGAGGCGTCCACCGTCATAAGAGGATGGTTAACATCCTGTCCGCGCACATGCTCGCCCTGTTCGCTGTGATACTGAATCAGGCTCGGCGTAGCGAGGCAATGGCTGTTGATCGGCGTGATCTCGGAAAGCGGCGCTTCGATGTCCTCGGGCCCGGTGTCGTACTGATAGCGCACGATGAAGGGGCGCGGGTTTTTCACCACGAATTTCATAATCCCGTGCGCAATCCTGCGGAGTGTCTTTTCCGACAGCGGTCTCACGGCCCGGACGCCATACTCCGCAAATATCTCCTCCGACGTGGCGAAGATCGAGGGGCAGGGGAGGGAGAAGTCCAGTACGTCGGCCACCGGCACCCACGGCTTTTTTATGCCCGCTGCGACCTCCAGACCTTCCGGGTCCGCGTGCGTCGGCTCTGGCCAGATGATCGGCCTCCCATCGCAGCGAGCGACCAGGAAGAACCTGCGGCGGATGGTGGGCGCTCCGTAATCGCAGGCACGCAGCAGCTTGTATTCGACCTTGTACCCCTGCCTTTCGAGTTGTCGCACAAAGCGCCGGAAGGTCTCCCCCTTGTACCTTGGATCGGGGCGGTTGTTCTTGTCCAGCCGTCCCCAATCCATGAACTCCTCGACGTTCTCCAGCATAATGCAGCGTGGGTGAACCTTCTTCGCCCAGCGCACCGCGACCCACGCCAGGCCGCGTATATGCTTGCTTACGGGCTTTCCGCCCTTGGCCTTGGAATGGTGCTTGCAATCCGGTGAGAACCACGCCAGCGCCACGGGACGGCCTGCGCACGCCTCCACGGGATCGACCTTCCATACATCCTCGGTATAGTGCTCGGTGGTCGGATGGTTTGCCCGGTGCATGGCGATGGCAGCGGGATCATGATTGATGGCGATGTCCACCGACCGCCCCATGGCGATTTCTATTCCAGTAGACGCGCCGCCGCCACCGGCGAAGTTGTCCACGACTATTTCACGCATGGCTCAACCTTCCTTGTGTCTGTCAGCTTGTCAAGGTCGATGCAGAAAGCACCGGGGCTGTATACCTCGTCAAACATGCCGTCTCTCCAGACCATAACGAACTCATCCCGCTCGCTTTCGTGGATAAAACCGCCTTCGAGCATGGTTATATACATGGTTTCCATGACAGCATCGTCGTCCTCTTTTGCCCAGGCGTTCAAATGCCAACTCGATCTATCGTCGTAATCCCACAGCGCAAATATCAGGCGGTGTCCGTCAATCGGCCAGCCTGTATTTTGCACGATCCCGGAATAAATCTCATAGTATCCTTTGAACATCGTTACATCCTCTCTCGTTTCTCAAAGTCCGCAATGCTGATCTGACCGGCAATGCGGTCACGGTTCTCATTCGGTTCATTGTGTCTGTGCGGCCACAATGGGCATGCCTCGATCTTGCAATTCTGTACTTCCTTCCGGCTGCCGCCGCTGCAATCAAGGCATTTCCTATGGATGACCGCAAGCAATTCTTGTGGTGTCGGCTTTTTCACGGGTCTATCCTCGGCAACCCTTGTTTCGTTTTAGTCTGTGCCGCTCGGCGTCCTTTGCCAGGCATATGATGCAGCGCCTTCTCCCAGGCGCGACCTTCCGTTTTCCTCCACACCACGGACACAGGCCGCGCCCATAATAGTATTCACGGTTCGCCTTTTCCTGCGCTGCTGACGCCTCGGTCTTTATCCGCCTCACGTCTCCCATGGAAATTCCTGGATGAAGTCGTCGCCCATGATCTCCTTCAAAGATTCTTTCATGAAGATGGGCTTCTTGTACTTGTTGCATTCCTCGGCCAGCTCCATGACCCAATCCTTTTCTGGAACCACCCTGCCTTTTCTGTTCCCGGTCTCAGCCCCGACAATGACCCAATCGGTCAGCGCCACGCTTCCACGCTTGCCGCCTTTTCCGAAGCGCTCAAGCATCGGCTCGACGGATATAAACGTGTGATAGTATCGGCCTTTACTTGCGGGCGATGGCCTGCTCCAAAATGCCGGATCGTCAACCTTCGGCGTGGATGTCCCATACCAGAAGTTATCATCAGCGACCAGAATATCCTTTAGAGCAGCCTGAGTGTAGCGATTCGGATTCTTCGTCAGGAACAGGTAACGGTGCTGCGGCGCTTTGCAGCAGGCCTCCAATACCTCGATGATCCACTCATCCGGCACCCACTCGCCGAACAGGTCCGCCATGGAGCAGACAAAGATCGTGCGCGGCTTTTTCCAGTGCTGCAATTCATCCAGTTTGTAGCGATGCAGCGTCGGAGCGAAGGCGAAAGGATATGGACAAATCCTGCCACTGTCCAATAGCCGGACAGGATAACGCAAAACATGACAGCCCTTCTGCCGCAAATCAGCACCACCGTCCTCCAGCCATACGCGCTGTAGCTCTGCCGGCGCGTCCAGCGTTTGTCCTTCGCAGGAGAACCGTCGTGCTATGCCACGCGCATAGCAATATTCGCACCCATGTAGGCAGCCAGTGACAGGGTTCCACGAGGCGTCAGCCCAATCTATTTTGGTTTTGTTGCCCATGAGGCCTCCTTAATTGGTCGCATAGATGGCTATGACCTTTACCCAGAATGGGTCAAGCTCGGCCACTTTTGCCTTAATCGCGCGATCGTATTCTTCCTGCGGTTTTTCACTGTACTCATCATACAGCATATCCTCAATGTATTCTTCTAATCTGTCTCGATCAGTGAACACAGTATCGTCATGATCGTAGTAATCAGTATCCAGTATTTCATCGACAGCAAAAGAAACATCACTGCAAAACATCCAGGCATAATCCCCGCTATTCGCTTCTTCTCCAGCCAGTACGACAATGGGATAATCCGGGTGCTCGGCAATAAGTCGTTTCAGCTTCTCCGTGTTATGAGCCAGCTTGATATGATCTATTCCCACGGTGAAGCCTCCCTTTGTTCGTCGGTTGGTTTATGTGACCACGGACGCCACCACTTGCAGTAGTCTTTGATGTAGTACCACCATTCATGGAAATCGGCGTCATAGCACCATGGCTTATGAGCGAGAACAATTATTGCCTTATCGCTATTTGCTCTTTCTCCTGTGCCCTTCACGACAGCAGGAAACAGCCTTTCATTCATTCCGTCATCGACATCTTCAATCCAGCATATCCTCGCTTCTTTAACTTCTTCCAATGTCATCACGTGAGGTTCACGGGCTTCCAGCATAGAAATCGCTTCATCCAGAATACGAATCGTGAAGGAATCGCCGCTTATGCCAAGCCTTTGACTCAGGGTATTCCGTCGCTGAATCAAGAAGCGCAGCTTTGTTATAATGTCCGGGCACTGCTCCACCTCCGACATTTCTTTCAGAATATCATTCGCGGCATGACCTATTCCCACGATGCAGCCCCCCTTTCTTCCTCGGTCGGCAGAGAGGTCCATGCACGCCAACGGATGTTATAATCGCCGTCATAGCTGGTTATGGTGCATCCGTCGTAGCGCATGAAGTTTGTCACCTGCATAGTCGTGAACGGCCAAACCTGGCGGCCCTTCACGATGCCCGGTATGATCTCGGCTTTCCCGATGTCCTCCAGCCAAACAACCTCGTTGCGGTTGAGGTTCTTGACCTCATCCATCGTCAGCACGCGCGTCTCTTGGGCCTCCAGCAGAGCGAGTGCGTTTTCTATCGTGGTGATGTCCATGACAACAGAATCATCCCCGAGTTCATTCCCGTTGTTCTCATAAAAATCCTTGACCTCGATCTTCAAGGCCGAAATGACTTCTTCTCGCGTCATTTCCATGGTGTCGCCTCCCTGTCAGTATCACTTGGACGATCCGGCCAAACGCGCCATTCCTTGCCGTAGAATTCATCTACGCGATAATAGGTGTGGTTGCGTCCATCCAAATAGGTGTACCGAAAATGATAGTGTTTTCTCTCGCTGCCAATGGGTATGCCAATGGATGTAAACAGCGCAGGAAACAACAGGTAAAAGTGATATAGCTCGTCGGGGCTCTTTGTCGGATAAGGCCGTGTTTCGATCCATACGCGGCTCCGGCACATGTCCAGCCCATTGACCTGTTCGAGCGTCAGCGGCTTCAAAACCTGTTTCAAAGCCTGCTCAGCAGGCTCCTTGGCAGGCTCCTTGGCAGGCTCCTTGGCAGGCTCCTTGGCAGGCGCTTCGGCAAGTAATATATCGGTCATGCTGAGTTGACCGGTTACTATGTATCCCCTCATGCTGTCACCAGCCTCTTAATTACCCGCTCTATATAGTTCCTGAATATCTGAACTTTGCTCGTCGGTCAGGTGCATTACTTTCATCGGACAATTCTCAATCTCGGCTACCCATTTGCCGCGATAGTCGCCGTAAAAGCAACCCGTAAAGAACCAATTTTCGGGGCCAGCGCAAACAGATTTCGCATATTTGCATTTACGACACGGCTTTTTGCTCATTTTCACGGTGTCGCCTCCCTGTCCCAAGGTACTTTTGTTCCATGTTCCCTTGCATAGCGTATTTCAATGTCCCTATCAAGGTCTATCTGCCATTGCTCTTTGGTGCGCTTGTTCCAGTCTTTTCCGGCCTTTGCCAGGGTTTTATACCAGTTGCCACAGCCGATGTGTGATCCTTCGCAATTCATCTTGACGCTGTGATACTTGACGCTCCAATCCGAATTATAGCCTTCGATGACGGATGGATAAGGCGTCTTGCCGCAGATAGGACAGGGGACGAGATGTCGGCAAAAGGCCGTCATTCCAGGCGTGGAAACGTAATCCTCGTGCCTGCGCTTCATCCTCATATTGTGCTTTGCAACGTCAGAGCTTGTCAGCACAAGGCGCTTTTGCACTATATGTTCTTCTTGGATATATCCCATGTGGTGTTGGCCTCCTCTGCTGCAAGTCTCTTAACCTCCGGCTGTATGTAATCCCTGAATATCTGGACGATGCGCTTCTGCCAGGCTGTAAAGTCGGTCCCGACGCGATCCCATACGCTATCTATGTCAAGGCCATACTCGCTATCCCAATCCTCTGTAATACGCACGGCCAGGTCATAATCAAGCTGCGTGTATTCGTTAAGTCTGCCTTCCAGCTCAATGACGGCATTATCAAGCCTTTCCCATTCTTCTCTGGACAGGTCGTCGTCCTTGAAATCCTCGTCGTCCACAATGCCCAGCCATTCCCTGATTTCACGCACAGTGTCGTCAACATCGACGATACATCTTTTGAACAGCTTCTCGATCAGGTAATCGTCATAGATGCGAGACATCAGTTGCAGAAAGCTCTCGCTCTCCGGGGTTGCAATCCAGCGATAGGCCGCGTTACCGCAATCGCTCTGGATGTTCAGCATGTATTTCTCCAGGTCGAAGTCGAAATATGCCCACATGCAGGAACCATAGTGGGGATCGCCCTTCTCCTGGTGATAGGCGATGCGGACGATATTGGGCTTTTGTGCTTCGATTTTCATGTGGTGTTGGCCTCCTCGTTAATCACGGCTGTTATGAATTATCACGCCAATATGCCGTCCAAGGAAATCCAACCCACGCCGGGTAAGATAAAAATACGGCATATGCCCTGATAGTTCCGGTTCCAGCTTGACCGACAATCCTAAAACACCGCTGAAATAATCCAGGTACTTGTTGAATCCAGCCCAGTAATTGCGGTACGGCTTGTAAAAGAGTTTCCCATGCCGCTTGTATGGTTTGTGTTTCAGCATATCCAGCCCGATCATGTGGCGCATGTCGTCAAGGGCTTTTTCAAGATTCCAACCTTTGTTGTCAAAATCCATCTTTATGCCCATGTCATCGCCCATATTTCCGAGATAATTGCTGTACTGCTCGTCCATCTTGTCGAGTTGTCGGCGCGTCATGGTACAACCACTCTCGCCATCCTTCCAGGTCGTCCAGTATTCCTCCGGCGCAAGGCAATCGGCATAGTCGCCCGCTTCGCTCATTGCAGGCGCATATGGACATCTGTTGCATTTCATGTGGTGTTGGCCTCCTTTATTCCTCGTTACTGCTTTTTTGCCTTCCGATGCGCCCATACGCACAGAACGGCGACGACTGCCACAACGAGCGGCACCAGCGATATAAGCCCATGCAATACATCGGCTATGAGCATATCCGCCCATGCGACAATAATCTGAATCTGCTTAATCTCCATGATCCTCCTTCGCCGCGACGAGCGCCACGTCATCAGCCTCGATCTCCACGGCATATTGAAAAAAACCTTGTGTGTCCTCATAGCTGCGGGCGGTGAGTTTGCCGGTGACGACCACACGGTATCCGGGGTGCAGGACCTTCGCGCACTTCTTCGCCAGCTTGCGCCAGACAACGACGGTGAAGTAGTACGAGGTCCGCTTGCCTGCCCTGTCGGAAAACCCCGTGGGGACGGCCAGTCGAAAGCTGGTCCGCATCGCGCCCTTGGCGGTGATGCTCGTCCTCGGAGCCTCGGCGATGACGCCCATCTCCATGACATGATTGACGATCATGACGTGCTCCCGCCCCTTCGTCAGTTGTAGTGCCAGTAATCGGCCTTTGCCTCCTGGACATCCTCCCGCTTCTCAAATCCCTGGTCCCGCCAGTCGTTGAGCAGCGTCACGGTGTAGGCCGCCGCGCTGTTCAGGGGGTAATTGCGGTTGCGGCTGACGGTCTTTTGGATGGCATATTCCACAAGATCGAGCGGGAATGTGTCGCTCCTGACGATGGCGCGAATCATCCGCCGCCCGTTGAAGTCGTACATCTCACAGACTTCTTCGCAATCGGAGAGGAGGTCATTGATCCCATAGTAAATACGTCGTTCATCCTCGTTCAGGGGCCTCGTCCTCGGCGGATAGAGTCTGTTCAGATTGTCCGGGGCCGCTCCCCTGCGGTTATGATCGTCATTCGTATCTTCTTCCGGGTTACCTGGGTCACGTTCAGGATTATCTTTATGTATATCTTTATGGTTTATATATATGTGCCGC